TTGGCCTTCCGGATCATATAGCCGGTGCCGGTCAAAGTGCTGAACGACAAACACCAGAAATCCTGCCGGGTAACGCCGCGTTGTGTTTCCACCGGCACGGTCTCGGTATCCGTGGCGCACGGGTCGTCGTCCGTGCCGTAAACTGCACTGGCCACGTCCGAAGCCGTCTCCAATTCCATATACATCGGGTCCGGAAATTCGTCGACCGGCTGATCGTCGCCAAAGTCTAGGAAGGCTCGCAATCTTTTGAAATCATCCCGGCTGGTTTGAATGGCGCTGGTCTGGTGGAGGCCGAGAGCGAAATGGATCATAGCAAAGGTCGGCACCCACACGCCGCACCAGTTTTGCTCACCCAAATAGCGACCATGCACGGCCTCCAGGTCATAATCACCGGCTAGAGATAACGCCGCAGGCCCCATCGGCACGATCAATTTCGGCTTCATCTTGTTGAGCAGACCCGGCAAATGGTAGGCCGCACATTGCTGTAGTAATTGCCGGTCGCGCTTGGCGTTATAGACCGGCAAGTAACATTTCAAGCAATTGTCCATGCCGACGCCGCCACGCTCCAAACCGGCTAGCGGCAAGTAATGCTTATTCAGTTCATCGGACGCGCCGCCCACGAAGCACCGGCCCTTGGAATTCTCCTCCTTACCAGGACCTTCACCGAGAAACAGCACGCCAGCGCCACCTGGAATGTCAGGCGGAATCGGCGGACAACCTGAGACACGCGGGCAAGTTGGGCACGGCGTCATGCCATATCGCGCCGACCTCTGCTCTGCGTATGTCATTGCTTCTTTCTCTCGCGATTCGCCACAGATTCAAAATACGCTAAACCAGCGAAAAATCCAGCCGCAAAACAGATGAGCGCCCCAAGTATCATCATTGACTCTTCTCCGCCGACAGGACCCTAGTTATCTCACATAGAAACATGGCACACCAGAGCACGGCTGCTGCGTCATCGTCATCGGCCAGCGGATCTGCACCCGTAACGATCTTGTCTCTCAATAAGAGCAGGTGCTTGATGCCATGGTCAATCCGGTCCATAATGGCCTCTGTGTCGTGGGCCACATCCTCTGTTTTCTCCGGTTTCATCGCATTCCACGACGTGCCATCCGGCCTGCGGTCTACACCAAGTTGACACCGCGCCGCGAGCCGCTCTAGCGAATGTGTGGTGATATAGTGAAATGGTGGTACCCTGGACGACGAAACTAAACCGGATGCGTGCGTCACATTTGGAACGCGCTTTGTAGTCTTAATCGGCGATGTCACAATACTTTGACTCCTTTTGCAATTGATGGTCTCTCCTCTGGATGCAGCAGGCCCAACACGTAACCGAGCATGAAAGCGCAACCCAAATACCCAGCGCTTTTGGATGCCGCTGCCTGCACCGACATTGGCCTATCCGCCAATTCCTCCATCCAAGCAGACATCGATTGCAGGCCCATGCTCTTCAGGAATTCGAGATTCCTTGGGTGTTCACCCAGAACTTCATGAACCAATGTCTTGTGCACGTCAGCAACAGTCACGGTTTAATTCCGTTCCACTCCTGCCAGATTTTCAGTGCTAAGGTCTTGCCAATTCCTGCCACTTTCAACCAGTCGCTAACTTCAGCATTGGCCATGTTGCGGCCTGTATGGAAATATCCAACCACAGCGGTGGCCTTCTCCCAGCCGATTTTGTAGCACTCCTTGGCCACACGCTGCTCGAATGTCGGCTTCATCATCTGCACAAATTTCGGCAATTCGGTCCAGAATCCAAGATGCGCCCGGTGCTTGTCGTACTCTTTATCGTTCCACCAGTGATACAGATTGAGGATGACTTTGGCCGTCTCATCAGCGGTGCTGGTACGCTTGACCGCGATGCCGCCGAATTCTGCCATCGTGGTCAAGTATTTGTCCAACTCAGAGTACATGAAGCTTGAACTGTTGGTATTCAGCTTTAGCGGCACCCATTTGTTGCCAAAGTATTCTTCCAATACCCCGTCGATGGGATTTGGTCTGTAGATGCCCTCGACAATCAGGTACCGGCGCTGATAGAGGTCGCTCATGTTTGGCGCTTGATTGGCAGAGAAGCGGCCCGAATACCGTATCGACTCCATCATGCCGCGCACGCGTTTATATTCGATGCCGACGAAGATGCGTTTGCCGTCCGGCCCATTGCCCTCAAAAGCGTAATCCGCTGACGGCAAATCCATATATTCGACCGGAAGCGGACCGGCACCATCAATGATAGCTTTGATCAACGTCGCTTCGCGCCTATTTACGTGTCGCTCGCGCTGATCAATCAGAATCAAGGTGCATCCTTTTGTCGTACATGAGCCGTTTCTGCACCAACCGGCACGATTCACAGAGTTCCGGATGGGTGGCCCTCTCGCAAACGTGCGGATAAATAGCGTTGACGCCGTTCCTTGGTCGTTCCGGCTGCAACACCCTGCTGCCGTCTTCGTTGAACCAGCGTTTCAAGAGCCTGTGTCTGATTACTTCCTTTACTTCTTTCATTCCCAATCCTTTGGTGAGTTCTCGAACACAGCCGCCGCAACCTCGGCGAAGTTGCAGAGGTCGCCCTCAAATGTCATCCCGGTAACGCTCGGATTCTGTCTGCAATTCAGGATCCGGACGCCGAAAGTGTTGTCACCTGGGATGAAATAATGCTCCAGGTTGGATTGGATGAGATAAGCGGATTCGCCAAATCCCATGCGATCATAAAGGCCTTCCCACGTATCGACGTCACGGCCTTGACTATCCTTCCTCCTGGAATAGACGCGCTTCATGCCGTGAACCAGCACGAGACTTTTGTCCGTATCGTATGCCTTGCGGATGAAGCTTTTGTAAAGCTGATTCAGTGATAGATAAGCCTTCTTGATGTCGGCAGCTGGATTGAGTTGCCCGAATTCAGCGAGCCGCATCAATTCCCACATCTGGTCTGCGCGGTCAAATACTATAGTGCGCACATCTTTGTGGTCGAGCGCTCTAAAGTAAGCATCGCGCACGTTGTCGTAATGTTTCTTGTAGCCGCGTTGGTCGGTGCTCCCGTCAAGCGGTGGAATGTTGTAATTAAAACCCCACAACTTGCGGCCTATACGGACGAATTTCTCGATCACGCCTTCCAAGCCGATGTCCAAATTGATGTAGGCCACCGGGTCTGGTGCGTTGCGTAACCAGAAGTCCGATTTGCCGGTGCGATCCATACCCTGCGTGCCGAATAACGCCCGCTGCGGAATGTCGGCTGACGGCAATGTAAATCCAGCCGGTAATGGTGGCACCGGCTGGAATGCGTGTTTCACGAATGCCATCTATTTGGTCTCCTTTTTTCTAAGCACGACCGGTGCATGTCCTGTAACCATCCGCCAATTTTCTACCAATTCTCGCTGCGAAAATTCCAGACGGTAAAGCCGATATCGGGCACCGGTCTGCTTATAGTCACCGTTCACCCAGAAAATGTGATACTGCGCCAACCTTGTGCCGTAAGCGTAGCAGTAACTCATCGTTTGCGTAAGCCACAGCCATTCGGCCTCTAAATCCTGCTCGCGCCGCATGCTCTTCCAGGTGAGTTTGAATTCGTGCACCACCGGCTCGCCCACCAGATCCACGAAGCTGAGGCCGTCCGGTGTGAGGTAAATGCCGTCCTTTTTGACTTCACCTGGGCGATAAAGCATGTCAACATGTCTCGGCGCGATCCAAGCTTCCCAGGCGATGCCCATGGCCACCCGCGCTTCACTGCCTTCGCTATCGGCTGGCTCGGCGCTTTCCTCTTTTAAAATGTTGGTAACTAGAGCGATGTCCCGCGTGATCTCGGTCAAATGCAAACCCGGCGTACGCGCATCGTCGCTAGGACTGCCATACAGAGGAATCCGATACGGTATCGGTGTGATTTTCGGCATGGCTGTCCTTTACGGTCATGACTCTTCGCTGATTTTGACGGCGAAAATTTTCAGACCAGGGTTTTGGTCGCGCAAATGTTGAGCATCACCCAACGATTCCACGGCGACACCCACTGTATCCAGAATCGACTCTTTGACTACTTGTTCATCATTGGATACGACGTACACTGTCGTCATATGAGCCCCTTCCTTAAAACTGGATTGAGGCCCAAGGTCCGCTCGAACCATTAAAAGCTGGGCCTCAACCCAAGACCGCCCCTAGGCTGAGAAGGCGGCCAATTCGATCAACCGACCTTTATGATTTCATCGCCGCTTATGACGTAGCCGTCACGGATACCCATCAAGATCGGTTCAAGTACGTTGTTGTCCTGAAATGCCTTCAACGCCGAATCCCGGACGCCAGCCACCAGACCAGCCGCATTCATTGCTTTGAAGACTTCGACGCGACATTTGCTGCGGTTCACTGCCTCGTCGCCCAATACAGTAACGAGGAAGGATTGCAGTATCTCTGAAATGTCGCCGCTCTGCGTATCCACGGTAGCGCCGTTGACTGGCCTAGCCGGTGCCGCTGCTGCTGCCGCTGCTGCCGGTTTGGCTGCAGCTTTAGCCGGTGCCACTGTTCCTATTTTCTGCCACGGCAGCCGGTGGATGATTCTCGGCACGGCCAATGTCTTTGGGAAATCGGATGGTTGCGCGTTGACCGTCTGTATCAGATTGGATCTGCTGTTGGGAATGTTGCGTTCAGGCTGATTGATGATATGCAGCGCCACGTCCATATTGTCCAGCACCGAGAAGTCGTTTTGCAGTTTGTCCTCAGGGAATCCGGCGTTCACGAGGTTGGACAGGTAAAGCCAGATGTTGCTGGATTCGGAAAGCTGAACTGAGCCGGTTAACGACACCAATTGCTTGCCGTCATCGCTCGGGCCGTATTTGGACGCGTCGCCGAGAGTGTAATACTGATAAAGCACGTCATCGGAGACCGGTTTGCCGCTGCTGAGCCCGACGAACGCTATACGGAGAAACGGTATCAATTGATTCGCCTTGCCCTCATAATCCCAGAGTACGATGCGATGCTCCAGGCCCCGGTAATCGCCTGCCGGTAAGACGAACCCGCCGCCTTTCACAAAGTTGCTGAGATTAAAGTTAATCGCTTTGCCCACGTCTGTAGTGGCTGGTTGGGTCGCAGCCGCCGCTGTTCTGTTCGTTGCCGCCATTTCTATCCTTCTTTCTGGCCGCGCTCTAAGCGGCCCCTGTAACTATCGTATCAGACCGTTGTCTCGTAGTCAATGCCTTATTCAAATAGTGGCCTCGGTACCGCATTCACAGGCTGATACCGCGCCAGAAACGTCTTGGACAGCAAGTACTTGTATTTCGGAATCGCCCACTCGGCTTGATCATCGACTATGAAATCTTCGCACCAATCGTCATCGGCTCGGTCGCCGCGACCGGCCTGCTGTTCTAATTTCTGCGTCATCAGATAAGGACCGTATTCTCTGTCGGCCTCCTGCCGAGCCTTCATGACTTTGCTCCTGCCGTCAGGGAATGGCATCTTAGCGTGAATTTGCCACCGGCATTCGTCGTACGGAAAGTCGTAGCCAGTCCCGACAGCCGGTGAGATCAGTGCGACTGGCGGTATCGTTGCGCCCATCGCCTTGTAACGCTCCACAACCTTAGCCACCGGTTCCTTCCTATTTTTAGCCGACACAATGTCCATGCGGTTCAAACTCTGGATGATTTCTTCAGCCCGTTCATAGCTGTGCGTATGAATAATGCCATTGCGATTCAGCATCATTCTCGTCATGCTGATTTGATCGATGCGCAGCAGCCACTGGCTATGATCCTTCTGATGATGAACCATGCGTTGTGTCGGAACCCAATAAATCGGCGCAAGCTGCGGATCGAATACCGGTGGGTGATCCACGAATTTGAAATCGCGGCCAGCCACGCCGAGAATGAACATGGTCTTGGGCCGGATGCCAGCGGAGACCAGAACCACTTTGGGAATCTTAAGGAACAGATATGACTCCGAGTACCGTCCGACGCGGATCGGATCAAATTGATAGCCCTCGTCGGTCACGTCCCAGACCCAATCCTCAGCTTTAATCAGCGCCAGCATACCCAATTTTCTTGCCAAATTCTTTAAATGCTGATAGGTCCGCACCCAGGACGGTTTAGGGTCGCGGCTGCTCTGGATGTGCGCCCAGGCTTCCATCATCACATTTACCGCAATTGGCCGGACCTCTGCGGCCCATTTCTTCCACACATGATTGGTCAGATCCTTTTCAGGCGGAAATCGTAGCTCGAGCATTTCCTCGATTTCGTGCACCGAAAGCCTGATTTGAAGGGCGTTGCCCAGCCAATCCGGTGCCGCGTGCGCTTCGTCGAACACGACCATGTTGAACGGGCCAAGACCGTTGCCGTATTTGTGCTGCATGATCCAAGCTGAGTAGTTGGTCAGGACCAGCCGCGCCGCTCGGGCCGCATTGTAGGCTCTGGTGTATGGGCACTGTGGCGTTCCCTTTTTTGGACATTTGCCCTGGTGGCCGTCCTCGCAAGTGTAGTCCGGTTTGTAGTCGCACGGATAGGCGGCTTTCCCTCTGATGTCCTTCATGCCGATCGACTGGAATTCAGACTGAATCTGGTTCTGCAGGCCCTTGGTTGCCGTAACAAACGCGATGCGGCCCCCGTTTGGATGCAGGATCTGCGCCAATTCTACATAGAATCCGGTCTTGCCACTCCCGGTGGGCATGTTCTGAGGGTTGAACCGAAGGTCCGATTGAAGGGCCTCCTCCAGTGCATAGGTCTGCGACGGACGCCGCGTGTGGAATTTACCGGGCAGGCCGGATTCGACCGGCGAGCCCGGTATGGGATACGCCGTCATACTTCCTGATTCATCACCGACAATCCGACACCGGCAGCCATGGCCTTGGGCGGATTACTCAGTTCCAATTTTTTGATTTGGGTTTCCAGAAAGACCATGGCCCGCTGCAAGTCTTTTATTTGTTCCGTCGCATCCGTGACCTGTTGGCGCAGATGTTGGATGCACGGCCCGTGGTGTATATCAAAATGCTTGATGCGTGTCCATTCTTTGATGATTCTGTGGTCATGGCCTTTGGTTTCGCTGTAGACGTCGGTTAACTCTGCGCCGCAGATGTCACACGCGCCCGCTATTCGCGTCGTTCCTACTTCAGGCATCCTTTCGCCTCTTTCTGTTGGGGGAGGTGTTCCTGCAACCGGAGACCTGATGGGGAGGTCGCGGCCCGGCGCTCCTCATCCCACCGGCTATTAGATCAGATCGCTTGTCCCAGAGTCAATAGGTGCCGCCACTAGGTCCGCGCCCAGGTATCCGGCCCTGGTGCGCAGGATAATTAAGTTTGGGCATATAAGCGAGAGGCCCGTCCGACGCGGGTCAGATACCCTACTTGACAACGACAACGCCCACTGCTATCCTAGGGGAGGCGGGGCTGCGGGGAAGGCGGGTGCAAAACGATGGCAAACAGCAAACGACAACGCGAACTCATTAAAAGCATTGGCTGGCAAAAGCTTGTGCGCGGCTCCACGAGGAAACAAAAGCAACGCAAGCGAGCCACCTTCGATGATTTCACGGACGTTGCAGGCCCGCCAACAATTCTGGATCGTGGAATTGTTGAAGTTATACGCCATGAGGGCCAACTGGCCGATGAAGCTATTCGCCGCATCGACGTTTGGTACCCGGAAGCCGGTGATCCGGTGATTGTCAAACGTCCTGATGGGCAACGGCGAACCGGCGTTTTGGTCAGGCGCATGGGCCGCTATTGCTGGGTCAGAGATTTCAAGAGCAGAAAGGTCATCACTACCGACATTGCGTCTGTGAGGCTCAATCGGTGATGATCATTTATGTTCTAATCATCACCACCACAATCACGACCGCGCTTTACGTCATCATCCGCTCTGTAGCAGAAAGCAACATGAACTTGCACGCCAAAATGGTCATCACGGCGTCTGTCGTTGCGATTCTGACCGCGTTCATGGCCCTGGTTTACGTGATCTGGCGTGCAGCCGTTGGCGCTAATTGACCGGACCCGGCTGGCCGTGCTCCAATTGAAGTATGGCCACATCACCGACAGTGACGCCGACGTCCGACGCCAGCCTGCGGGAAATGTCGCGTGGCACCGGAGTCTCGGTGTCTCATTTAAGCCGGATTTTCCGTGGAGAGCGGACGCCGAGTGTGTCCGTTTTGATCAGGATGACGGGTTATTTGGGAGTGCCGATGGAGGAATTAGCAGTTACCTTCGCCCTAACACGAAGCCAGAACCGGGCTGACCGTAAGAAGCATAAACGGAAAGCCCGGTCCCGGCTCTAGTTGTTTAAATCAGCGGTTACCACGGACATGGGTTACAGTCCGGTAGCGGGCCGCCATCTTTCAAGCGAAACGGCTCATCCGGTCCAGGCGGCATTGTCGGGCCGTGTGTCACCCAAACCGGCTCATCTGGTCCAGGCGGCATGGTTGGGCCGTGTCCGATGTATGGATCACGGTATGCGTTCAATTTTTGAGCGGCTGTAACGCTGATCAAACAGACGCCCATTGCGATTATCAATTTTCTCCGCATTGATCTCCTTTCGCTTCAAAGATGAAGCCTCTATAAATGGCCGTCCTTCTTGGCAACCGATTCGGCCTCATTGAGCTTTTCACGTAAATTCAACACCCAGTCTTCAAGGTCTCGCACGTTGAATTGATTGTATGTGTCGATTAACCTCTTGACACGTCTAAATTCTTCCAACTGTAGATCGATCTCGAATCCTGGAGCTATAGTTAAAGTGTTGTAGTCCCACCCAGGCACCGGGCCGGTCCATTTGATGTATTCATCGCGCAATTTGTCCGGCACTTGAAGTCGTTTGCGCACGTCATAAAACACCATTAACGCATCGACAGGCTCATTGCTCTGAGCCCCAAGCACGTTACTTAAACCAATCCTCTGATGCATGGTTAATTTGATGTGATAAGTATCTTTCTCCGTCATTGTTGGTCTCCTCTTCACAATCTATTTTGACGGAAGGCCCGTCCCCCGGCCCTCTCGTAAAATGATCTTTTACGAAGCACAAATCATTCCCCGACGAACGACTTTGGTCCCTGATGATGTAGTGAATGTTGAAGTATCATCAACTAGACTGTGAACCACTCCACCTTGCGTAACCGATCCAGCAAATGCGCCGTTAATCGACAGAGCATTACTACCGTTAGACAAGTTTATTATTGGACTGCCACCAGCTGCTGCATCTATTACTATGCCACCGCCATGAGATCCTTGGTTGACTTGAAGCAAGGTGTCTGAACCGTCGCCAGCGGTCGAGTTGATGTACACCAAGCCCCCTGTAGTGATTCTCATTCTTTCAGCAGCGCTAGTCGAGAAGGCCAACGGGAGATACGTTCCGGTTCCAGATCTATCCGTAATTAGATTGGCTACTCCTCCAGCGATGTAAAGAAATAATGTACTGGCGTTCAAAGTAGCTGTCAACACACCCATCACACTGCTACACCAAACATTACCAATTCCATCTGAACGATCATTACTTGTTAAGCCAATAAGTAGAGAACCGGCTGTAGTTACACGCATCATTTGCGAGCCACCAAAAGCCCAAACAAATGGCATAGTGGTGCCTGTCCCGGAATGGTCAGAGACAAATTGGGACAAACCGCCATTAACGCTAAGGTAAAATACAGAGGCATTCGTAGCAGCGGTAGCCAAACCAACTCCTCCGCCGCCCACCCCGATTATGCTCCCTGGAGTAGTATTGTTAAAGTAGTCTGTTCCCGTCAAACCGACAAGTAGCAGCCCACCCGTCATTATCCGCATCCGTTCAGCGCCGCCAACATTAAATGTTATCGGGAGTAAAGTTCCTCCTCCCAAGGCTCCGCTGGTAATTTGGCTGAGATTCGCCGAAGTGTCGCATTGGAATCCGAGAAAACTGGCGGTGGACGAGCCGGTGCTGTGGATCTGAATCCCCTGATAGGCCAGAATAGCCGTCGAGGTTACATTGGCCGTCGTACCGTTAAAGCCAAACGCATTGTTGAGGGCGTTGGCCTCAAAGTTGCCTGAAAGCTGCAGAGTTGCGCCGATGCCGCCGCTGGCTACTCGTGCAATGAGCACTTGGCCGCTGGCCAAAATGCGCATCTTTTCACCACTATCGATGGTAAAGCCTATAGGAAGAGATGTGCCCGTGCCGGAGTGGGTAGAATCCATTCTAGCAATGACACCGGTACAAAATAACGATAGAACGCTGGTGTTTGTGGGGGTGTTGATTTGTGCTATGGCTCCTTCAACAAAAAGCGATGCACCACCAAATCCAACATCGGTGCTCGATACGCCCAGGAGCAGATCGCCATTGACCAGCAGGCGCATCTGTTCAGTTCCATCGCTGAACCATGCCATCGGCCTTGTTGTACCAGTTCCCGAATGAGATGACTGAAATGTTATCAGAGCTGAATTGGATATGAGGCTCATTTGAAATACAGCTGCATTCGCAGCAGCGCTGATAAGACCGATGGCGACCGATGCGGCAAACTGCCCGCTAGAATTGCTAAAAAAGTCCGAAGTTGTAATGCCTACCAACAGAGTGCCGCCGGTCATAAACCGCATTCTCTCGGTGCCATCAATGCTCCATATATAAGGACCTGTGGTTCCAGTGCCGGAATGGCCTGTATTGAAGAAAAAACCAGATCCAGGCTGAACGCTCATCGAACCAAATGAAGCATTGGTGGTTCCCGTTGCACAAAAGATAGGACCATTAGCTGCAATGGCTCCATTAGTGACTGTTACGTCCGTGCTTGTGAGGCCGACCAACACTTGATTCGTGATGGTTGTTGGATATAAAGTATTTCCAGTTTGCGTCCAAGGGCCGGAACCGGGTCCGCCTGATGTGAGATGGTCCCATTTATACTGGCAAGTCTGGCCATCAGTAGTGTTGGAATTCGTTGCATTGATGGTCAAATTCGGCACGACCGTGGTGGAAGTGACAACCAGCGGTGCCGTGCCGGTCGCGATCGTGGATATCAGCTGAGTGCCTGTGATGGTGCCAATTACCGATAAATTGCCGCCAGTGCTGAGCGTCATCGATACCGTAGCTGACATGATCCATTGCATCGGTAAAAGAGTGCCGGTTCCTCCCTGCGATGAAACGAACTGATTGGCACCACCGCCCATGTGCATTTGAAATACAGAGGCATTGGTCGTACCGGCAGTAGATACGATACCGAATCCGTTTCCAGCAGTGACGAACATGTGGCCAGTGAGCAGAGGCGTGCTAGTAAGCCCCAAATAAAGGTTGCCGGTGGCCGCCACGTCCAGCCGCATTTGCTCCGCACCGCTGGTATAAAACGCTAGCGGTGCGTAAGTGCCCGCCCCGCTTATGGTTGAGACTAAATTACAGGTTCCTCCAGTGATGCTTAAACCGGCAACATTGGCGTTGGTTGTAGCGCTCACCACCGCAATTACATTGGAAGCAAGAATGTATCCGGCTCCCGCGCCGCTTAAATCGGTCGAAAGGAGACCGACCAACAGGGTTCCTGATTGTGCAAGCCTCATCTTCTCAGAAGGAGGAGCCGTGGGCGCTACGTTCCAAACAAACGGCTGCATGATGCCAGTGCCCGATACTTGGGAAGTGAACGTAATTCCACCATTAGATCCACCGATGGCAGTAACTATGAACACCGAAGCATTGGTAGCTGCAGAAATAACACCCAAAGTTTGACATACAATGGCATTGCTTCCGAAATAATCAGTTGAAGTAAAACCGTTAATTAAAACTCCTCCAGTAGTGAGCCGTTGCTTCTCGACTCCATCAATTCGCCAAGCTATGGGCCTAGTGGTGCCCGTGCCCGTGTGCGTTGAATTAAAGAATCCGGCTGTTGCGTCCACCCCGAAACCAAAGACGCTGGCGTTGGCCGCAGCCGAAACGCAGGCAATCGTAGCGGATGAAACGATTGAACCGTTGCTCAGGCTAAGATCTGTTGAAGTGATGCCGGTCAGGACGATGTTTGAGATCGTGGATGGATAGAGATAGTTGCCAGTGAGCGTCCACAAGCTGGGAGGTGGTGGCCCGCCTGAGCTTCCACCAAATGACTCTATTACGCCGCGCATGCGTCCCTCCGTATCATAATTTATCCGCCGCTAGCTTTAAACGTCATGCTTGCCCAGAAACCAGTAATGGTGCCGGTGGTCAGTCCGCTGAATGAATCGCCCGATGCTGCGTTCCAAGTTATGGCGTTCGCATCCGATGTCGTTTTCACTATTATGATGGAAAGGCCAGTCCATGTACTGATTGGTGGCAGGAAAATGGTGACCGGGCCGCCGCTGGTGTCCACCATAATGGTTTGCGAATTCGGCTGTGGATAGTAAGGTGAATTGGATGCCGTGATGCTGGCCGTTGGTCCGCCGTACATCGGGCCACTGAAGCTAATTCCTGGCAAATACTGTGGCCGCCAATTGGCCAGTGAATCGAAACCTTCAGTTCCATCCGCCGCCACTGCTACGATTTTGACAATGACGCTGGCACCCTGCAAATTAGTGGTGTCGATGCTGAAATTGACGCTAAGGCCCTCAATGGTGGTGACGCTCAGTACATCCGAATCCATTGAATCAATGGGAGTAGGTTCAATGATAACCGGCACCGAATTGTTGCTCAGTGCATTAACCGGAAACGGCTGCGTAGTCACAGTGGTGGCAGTATTGGCAGTGATGTACCGAGACAGACCTATGCCCGTACCTTGGCCCCAAATGATGAGAGCTTTCTTGCCAACCCATTGATTGGTCGTAAAGTTCCACGCTGAGTCCGTGAAGATGCAAGACGTTGCCGTATTGTTTACCGATGGGGCTGCTGCAACAATAAAGACGTCTCCTGCCTGAACAACAGTATCGAGGGCCGTGCCGTCCACTGTAATGGTTCCGGTGAAAACCGTGCCGCTGCTGTTGGTCGTGCATGTGCGGCTGAGAACTGGAAATGTAGCGTGGCTGGCTCTATAATATAAATAGACCTTGCGTCCGACCCATTGAGCGGTGGTCCAAGGTACACCATGCGCTTGTTGTCCCGGTACCGAATTGCCCGTCGTTATTACGTTGCCTGACACCGATCCGACGACAAAATATTCGACTCCGCCCGAGCCCATGCGGAAAATTTTCATTCGCAAGAGGTTGGTCTGTATGTCAGGTGGCCCGAATGTGCCGCCCGGAGGCGACAATTGAACGGTGGGCCACTGAACAGTGAAATTGGCTGGTTGACCGAAGCCCCGCGTAACGGCTACCAAATTATTCGGGTCGGTGCCAAAATAAACGATGTAACCGACCGATGCTGGATCCCACGCCAACACTGTGACGAGGACTTGACCACTGCTGGCAGCGCCTGAAATCACCGTTTTAACAATGGCTGAATGGTACGACTGCGTACAACTTAATAATTGGATCGTCGGATCCAAATTGGTCGAAGTGACGGCGCAATAATAGGTGCCGTCGCCCAAATTACCGCTTAATTGCTGCGTCCCAATCGTCACCACCGTCGGCGGAGTCATATTGTTGACTTTATTAACTGGTGCCCAGCCGCTGGTCTTGACTTTGGCGATGGCGTTGTTGAAAGCGTCCGTTTCCAAATAGTCCAATGCCATTGCAAACGTTGAATAGGCAGCGGTATTTGGAAACGTGACATCAGTCACTAGCGGTACGGACACTATCGGATACCACGGATAAGGTCGAATGCGCGGTATTGAAATCGTGACCGGGTAAGTGGCCACTTGCGAAATGTCCTCTTCCGCCGCACCGGATAGGTTAAATGACGTGAACTTGAAGTAGCGCGTGGTATTGATGTCGGTCTGCTGGTAAGCCCAATCGAATACGGACTTATCAATAAACATGAATGGAGCGCCGCTGTTGTGCGCCGCTATGACAGTACCGAAGACGCCGCGTCTCAAGTACGTCAAATTGTATTGATTAGTCCCGGTCAGCGTGGCCGTCTGATAGGACATTAGTTCATTGTCCACCAAAATGAGTGAAAAGAACGCATCGGCTTGCTGCTGTGAATATGACTGCAGCGTGCCAAAGCTTTCAATCAAATTAACTGACAATGTACTGGTCGTGTCAGGGTCGTTCACAGCAGCCAAGGACGCGGTTGTGACGCCCATCGTGCTGGCTCCAGTTTGCTTTCCAGCATTGGTGTAATTTGTGTTGTCAATGCTAACATGGACATTGCAGCCGCCCCAATTTGGCCCACCGGAGAGTCCAATCAACAAGTTGTACATGATATCTTGCGTTATCTCTGCAGTAGCCTGAAAGAAGATCGGCGGATTGATCGAGCCCGGTGACGCGAAATAGCCAGGGCCGAAGCTGCTGGACACTTGTTTGCCGTGCAGCGTCGGTGCCGAAGTGGACCATGGGAAGTCTTCAGCCGTCACCGTCAATTGAGCCTTGTCATCCTCCTCAATTGTAAGAATGCGAACCGGCGCTGTATTGATGCCGAGAAATGGATCGGTGATGGTAACTAAATCCATCGGCTCCAGCAAGGCGTAAAAAGCCGGTAGAATGAATTTGTATTGATTGCGGATGTTGACCGACCGCTTGAGTTGTACGCCCACGACCTGCTGCGCTACACTTATTTCGGTGATGCCGTGGTACTGGCTCGGTGCCTGCATGCGGAGGCCGTACAAGGCAACAGCGTTGTCGTCCTGGTCGCTCAACGGTTCCGGCACGTAATTGCTCGACCGGTTTACCCATTCAATCTGGACCCCGTTGTACGCATCTCTCACCGATGGTCTATTTACTGTAAGCCAAGCACCGCCACCTTGCGGAATGAAGTCGTCGCCGTCTAAATCGTAAATCGGTTGCGTACTTGGCGTGTATTGATAGCCGTTGCCGACAGCGGTGGTGTCGCCATATGATCGCAGTTTCAATACACCATCGGACCAAACCACATTGGCGTTGGCGATTTCTAGGACTTCCTGCAGACGCGTGGCCATTTTCTCTTGGCCTTCGAAGACCGGTGAGATGAAAATGCCGTTGGCCGCGCAGTATTTCCATACTTCGCCGCTGGCGTCGTAGCCAAATTGGGTACCGGCAGCCGGTAAATCAGCGTTGGACCAGCCGAGCGGCCCGATGAGCGGGTCGGTGAGCACATCTTGAATAATGGCCGGTGGCATTGCGTCGATGATGCCATTACCGAAGACCTTGCGGCCCATGACTTCCCAATTAAAATTTGGCATTAGACCGCTGCTGCCAAGATTTAATGACGGAAAAGCTATGTAGGCCAATTCCGAATAGCCGAGAGCTTGATCCGGATGCTTGGACGTTAAATACGTCCACGGTGCCTGACCAATCGCCCCATTAAACAGCGACCCGTTGAGGAAAGTTAACGGTGCACCGGAGACGCTGGTGCTGCTGACCCAGAACAAATAATCGACCAGAACCGTCTTACCAGCATCAGCCGCCGAAAACCCATAGACGCCGAGATTGTTTGTGTATTGACCGGCACCAGGAGCCGACGCCACTTTCAACATCGGCGTGTTTTGTGTGCCGGTGTAAGTGGTTGATCCAGGTGAACCGTAGTCGTTTACGGTAACCGTGTATGGGTCGAGCCGCACGACGCCGTTGTCTAATTGATAATTGGTTCCGTTCCAATGGGACGTATAAGTGCCACCGCCACCAGGAACGACGAAGTACTCTTTGGACCGGTAAATTTGATACTGGTTCTTATCCTGCCAAACATTCTGGATTCCGTTTATCTGTCCCTGACAGATGCCGACCATCATCGCCGACGAATAGTTGTATTGCTGGCCGCCGCTGCCGCCTTTGCCTCCACCGGCACCTTTGCCGCTGCCAAATTTGCCACCGGTGCTCGAAATTGGATTAGCTCGCCAATCGCCGCTCCAGATCAAATTGCCGCTAACTCTGGCCGTGCCGTAAATCACTTGAATCGGCGTGTTGTACAGGCTAGTCTGCACGCGGTAATCAAGCAACTTCCGATTGACCGCTGCCATCGATGATTTGGGAGGACTAAATAGTGACATATGGGCTGAAGAACCTGACAGGTCGAGCCACTAATGGCGGCTGGGTCGCGTCAACGTATTGCACCCCGGTGAGCCAGTGCGCATGAATTAAAAGATGTGGCCACTCCAAAACGATGCCCGAATGGCCGTAGACTCTGGCGACGCGAAACATCACGACGTCACCGAGCCGTGGTGGCCCCGGTATCTCGGTCGCAAATTCGCGTATGATGTCGAGGTAAATCTCTTCGTTGCGGTGTAAGTGCCAGTCCTGTGATAGAAACGGCGGATCAATCGGCACGCGGAATCCGCACGCACCGTAAACTTTGATCAGGATGCGACCGCAGTCCACACCCACGCCCTTTAGATCGGCGTTTTGATGGAATGGTGTGCCGATCCAGGTCCGCGCCTCCTCAATTACAGCTTGCCGCGCCGCTTCCAATTCGGTCTCCGGTACACCCCCCGAGGGTAGGACGGCCCCACCGTCCCACCCCCGCCCGCCCTGCCTTCTAGCAGACCACATGGACCGGCCCGTAGTCAATATATATGTCGGACCCACGTCGGACGGCCTTCTCGCTTATATACCCAGATCTCATGCCATGTCTCTGGCCAACCATCCGGACAAATTACTGGCCAATTCTGGGTAATGTTCTGCGACCCATTTGTGCCGCGCCTCGCATCCGGCTTTGAGGCACGCGAGCACTTCGCTTGCATCGTTGGCGTTTACGGCACCTAAAGTTCCCGGCCCAATGGTGCCGTCAGGTGTGACGCCCACGCAATTTTGCAGGATCTTGTTGACGGTCGGTCCTCCCAAATTCACGGCCTCATTGAACACTTTCGATGCCAGTTCTGCGTTATCGATCCTGTCGTAGTGGTAATACTCCCAGAATCCCATCCGGTAGAACTCTGTCGCTTGCTCCTTGGTCAAATTGGCGATGTCGCTATCCCGCCAATGCGGGAAAAATTGTTGGGCCGTCTTCAATGTGACGCCCCATTTAGAAGGCCCACGCCCGTGGTCGTCTGGGATGAGCTTGCCGCCTTCATCTTTCAATACTTCAGCTACCGCGTCGTCGAATGTTGCCATTTATTTACTCCTTCAATTCAGGTCTTCGGTATCGATTCAGGCCCCCGGTCTAGATGCCGGTCTCCGGTTCCGGTACATAGGGCTGGCCGCCAAAGTGGATGACGTTATTGAATTTGCCGGTGCAGGTCGCTACCGTCTTGTCACACCCGGCCACGGCGCTAAATGTGTCGCCAGCAGCCGGTGCCGATGGGAAGCCTGGGCTGACCTGTATGTTTCCGGTCGTGTATAAATTAATCCTTCTGGAGAGGCCGTTGTTGGCCCCGCTCGTAAATGTGATGACGCCTTTAGTGAAATAGCCGTCGCTCGACATTCCTGGCGGCTGGATTCCCTGGAAGATCCCAGCGGCATTCTCGGCCCAAGGTGAACCGATGGCGATTGGAGTGCTATTTTGCTTCATTTCGCCGCCGAAGCCGTTGCCGACATACACATTCCAGCCGGTCGCGCCCGTAGCTGTTGCTGGCGATGTGACTGTGATTATTCCGTTCTTAGGGGTTGTAACGAAGGTTGCCGGTGACGCTGCCGTTTCCCCTAAACCGGTCACATAAGTGATTCTTACATAGTAAGAGGCCGGTGGCAAGTTGACTCCACCCGGCGTTGAAGTTGTAACCGTTGGCGCAGCCGGTGGCGCTATTGCCCCGGCCTGCGTCAAATTGTTTGGGATGTTAATGGCAGTAGCGCCCGCCGAGACCGTGCCAGCGAAAGTGAATGAAGCTTTGACCGCCAGACACCCGGTATCATAGAGTGTGTGGCGGCAACCGGCCTGATACAGATTGGCTGGAAACGGCACGTTCAACAGTTCTTTCTTGTCCTTCACCGTGAACACTGCATGAATCCGGTCCAATTCGCGGATCTCCGACACCGTACCCACGAACCAGATGATGGTGCCCATGGACGTGTCGCCGAAGCTGGCCATAAATAACCGCTCGACTTTGATTTGAGCCGCGTCGAATGCTCCATGCGCTATCGCCTGCAAAATTGGTGTGGTGCCGATTTGGTGCGTCGGGTCCGCGATGACAGTGACTTCAATGGATGAGACTTCGAGCCCCGCCGTCTGTTTGACCCGGCTGCGCTCGACGAATGGGCCAAGAGCCGTAAACAGATTGCCCCCCACGGTCAAATTCGTCTGATATGAGGCCCATCGGAGCACGATGCCGGTGGCTAAAGTGATCGTGTATAGATCGACTATGCCAAATATCTCGCCGCCGACTGCGTTGACGGACAGATTTGTAAGATAAGTCTGAAGGGCCGTGGACGCGGCTTTCATGAACGCACCCGCTTTAGCGTGACCTTTTTGACTTCGAATAGATTCTGCACAAAGTTCTCGAAATCGTAGAAATCTTCCGCAAACCGGCACCGCCAGAAATAGCTAATGTCCGCTGCGATGGTCACCCCGCTAGCCGGTGCTGTATTGAAATGTAAATTACCAGTGGCGCTGATGGTGTAGCTGGACGGTGCTTGCAAAACGGCGTTGATGTAGACGTTGTTGACCGGCGAGCCCAGCGTTGCGGTCACGCCGTTTATATCAAAGACCGGCTGTGTGTAGCCGCCCAAGGTCCTTTGCAATTGAAAGTCCTGCGTTGACGCATTGCCGGTGCCGATAGATTGACCGGTCACTCTATTGTCAGTGACGTCATAAAACAGGAACGAATCGAACGAGCCGTTGCGCTGGAGATAGAAGCCGAAGAGATTCTGGTAATCGCCAGCCGTCATATCTAACACCGAATACGTGATGTCAAAATCATAGTACGCGTATGGGTAGTTTGCGATACGAACTTCGAGCCCGGTGGCCGCTGCCTGGACGATAGTGTTGAATCTTGGCCGCTTGACAACTGGCCACGTTTCACCGATCAATTGCGGATAGATGGCGTTGCTCATGGCTTTAACTCCTCATAAAGACCAATAGCGCCAAGATGAAAAGAGCCATGAGGACTGCGGCTATCAGTATAAGTTTATCGGGTGGTTTCATATTTATGCAAGCGCAAAGCTGCCGTCGCGAAGCATTTCTCGCATGATCTTGTTCAATTCATTTTTGTTTCGCCGTATGGAATCCGGCGTCTCGTTGGCTCCCGCATGATAGTGGACCGTAGTCGCTCCGCTTGTCATGTTCTGAATTTTATCAGACAGCATCGGACTGAGCACCATTTCACCGCCTTGCAACGCCGCCGTCATGTCATAGGGCACGATACCGCCATTGTGAAAGACGCCTTCCGGCGCGAATGCGATGATCGCGGAATATGCCTCCACGGCGGCTGCCGGTGCCAGTTCCGGCCCCACAATTGGAATCGCTGCTGTAGATGCGTAGGCGTGTGCGGCACCGACTGCTGCTGTGCCAGTTATTTCCGCAACGTTTTGCGCAGCGCTGGCTGCAGCGCTTTCCTCCGCATTGATGATGTGCAGCGCCGTCAGCAATTTGTTCAGACCCAACTCGGCCGCCTCGCGGCTTATAATTGAAACTAAATGTTGAGCCACGACTCTGGCCAACATGGAAATCCAATCCGACAGAATTTGCACGCCCATATTCTGGAACGCGCCGACGAGCGTCGTCTGGCCTTTAATCAGCTGCGTCACTGAACTTTGAAAAGCGGTCCCGATTCCGTTGAAGAGCTGATCATAAACGGCCTTGACCGCCAATGCGTGCCGTCTGGTACTGGCCTCCATCGAAGCTTGATTGGCGTCGGTCACTCTCTGCATTTCAGCTTGTGCCCGCGCTATTTCGCGAGGGTCGCCGCCCGTGGTCGCCATGGACAAACGGCGTGCGGCTGACGCTGCAGCTAATTCGCGTTCTTTGGCTTCGATGGCGTCTAATTGTTCGAGTTGCTCCCTAGTGGAAATAAGACCCAGGTCGCGTTGAAGGTTGATACGGTCAGTCTCCAGTTTGAGCATTCGTTCCTGATGGGCGATGTTTTGCGTTTCCTTTTCCTCATCGACCCGCCGCTGTTCGTCCGCTTCCTTCTTTTTGGCTGCCGCATATTCCTCGTTGAATTTGGTTATGATGTCTATTTCTTTTTTGTAATCGTTGAGATGCCGGATGTACCGCTCATCTTCGATCGATTTCAATTCAGCTTCCGTTTTGCGCTCCGCCGCAAGTCTGGCTTCCTGGGCTTTGTTATTGTTAGCCTGCGCCTCCGCCGCGTATTTATCCATGATGGCCTGCCGCTCGGCCTCGGCAGCTTCCACCTTCTCCGGATGGGTTGGATCTTCCTTTGCCAGCGCTATTTTCTGGGCAATGATGCCGAGAGCGATGTCGCGTTCCTTAGCTGCGGCCTCGGTCAACAGTGCAAACTTAAGGGTCTCGCCCAATTGCAGGATTTTGGCCGACGATTCGATTTGCTCCTTTTCCATCGCCGCCATCCGGCTGGCGTGTGCCAATTGCGCCGTGATTTCGGCTTCCTGCAGAGCTTTGGTGTTCTCAAATAATCCTTCGACGCCGCCGCCCGCCCCTTTCGGCCCTTCAGCTACTGAGGCAAACATACTGCGCACTTTGGTTTCGGTGCTGCCCAAGATGTTCTGGACGTCCTGCAACGCCAAGCGCCAATTGTTGGCCATGCGTTCGCCGCCAGCGCTTAATTCATCCACGGCTGCGCGGAAGTTGCCGCTGGACGCTTCCAACAGAGCCTTGCCGGTGCTGGCAATGGCAGTTACTATGGTGTTCAGCGAGTAATAGATGGTTTTGCCGATGATTTCAAAAGCGGCCATGACTTCATAACCGGCTGCCACTATGGTTCTGAGAGCCAGCACTACTGCTGGGAATACGTCGGCCAGGGCCTCTCGGAAAATCCGGCTTAATTCGGCCTCTTGCTGCTGCAACGCTTTGGCCGATGCCGCTGCCGCCTGTTGGGCCTCCGCCATTCCCTTTGATGCTTCCATTTGCTCGCGGATAGCTTCACTGCCCTGTGCCAGGAAGCCGACCATTTCACGCGAATTCCGGCCCAACAGCAAAGTGGAAGCGCCGAGATCTCTGGCCCGGTCGCTGCTGGTGGCCATGTGATCTGCCATCTGCAGCAAAACATTGATCGCGTCCGGCGCTTCGTTGGCCCAAGTTTTTGTCGAGACTCCCAGGTCATTGAACGCTTGAATCGCCCGTGGACTGCCTTCCGATACTGAGTAAATGGCGCGGCTGAGCCGTTGTAGAGCCACGCCAAAATTGTCAGTGCTGACCCCGGACGTCTCCATCGCACCTTTCATTTCGGCGATTCTGGCGATGCTGAGGCCGGTGGCCTCCGACAGATGCGACATCTGGATTTCGGCTTCCTTGAATCTGTTCAGCATTTCAAGGAAAATGCCCGCGATGAATACGTTGCCAATAATGGCACCCATCGCGGTAAATGAAGACGATACGCCCGTGGCCGAAATTCTGGCCTTCTCGGCAAATTCCTCGACCGATTCGCCCATCGAATTCATTTGCGATCGGAACATTTCGCTGAGAGATTGCGTTTCCGCTCCCAATTGCGCCTGGGAAGCGGCCACGTCCGTATCGGTCTTCTGTAGCGAAAGCAAAGCATCGTTCAGCGTGCCAACTTGTGTGGCCAGTTGCGCTAACTGTTCACTCAGAGCAGCCGAGGAATCAATTGTTTCCGTGAACGTTGTTGCCGCGTCGTTGGTCGCGGTTATCCGAATGTCAACAGCATTATCGGCCATTCTTTTGCTTCCTCATCATTTCCTGTACTTCCACCGGTATTGATTCCGTGGCCCTGGTGCCCTGAAATCCGGATGCACGCGCCTCATTCATGAAACCGTGCGGATCCGAAATCCATCGGCCTCTCTTCTTTTTGCTGAGGCCGAGTTGCGCCGCTTTCAAATCGTGAAGAGGTGGGTGCTCGGTCCAATATTGCAGCAGGACCAGCACCCGCTCCAGCGTCATTTCTTCATCGATGTATTCCCACGGCCAACCCGTGACTGTGATAATTCGCCCGTAAATGTAAGGCCAGTCGATGTCTGCCCAATGCTTTAAGTCTGGGTCACGCTTACGGGCGTCATTTCCCCCGAGTCGCGCACCCAGGGCTGGCCGCTGTTGTTGATGCCGATGGCCGCCTGCCAAGCTTGACCTAGCGTGCGCCCGTCAAACACTTCCTCCACTTTCTGGACAGTGATATCCGGATAATTGCGGGTCAAAGCTGCGTGAACGATGATGACTTGAACATCACGTCGTCGGCCCACCGCTTCCATGGTAGCGCCAATGTCGCCATTGGTGGCCTCCGGGATTTTGATGTCGTCGTGCTGCTTCAGCGTTGCCGCCAAATCGCGTAGCTGTGCGCAATTTAGAGGCGGCACGATAAGTATGTCGTCGCCATCTTCAAATGGCACACCTCGATACTTGACCTTCATGGTGCTGGTCTCCTTAAGATTGTTGGGGATTTGTTAGAGGGCCGTCCGACGGCCCCCAGATTTACTACTGATCCATGTACTCGTAGAAGATGTTGCCAGCGTTGTCGCTGAACGCCGAGAAGTCGAACTCAGGAATCGCGAAATCCTCGTTCTTGAAATTGAATGACAACTTGGAGCTGATGCAATTCGGGAATTGGAACGCAATGTTGTTGCCGAATTGATTGTTGTACAGCCAAGTCTCGAAGGTCGGCATCGAGCCCATGGGTTTGTTCGTTACTTGGACGTTGGTGCCGGTGGTGGCGCTGCTCGCCGTGTAATTGTACGTGATGAACACTGGCGTGGTCTGCCCCGCGTTGAACGTGTAGACGCCCGTTGATTCAACGACCGAGTATTGCATAGCGGCTGGCGCTGTTGATACCTTGGTCATGACGATGCCAGTATTCACGTCGCGGACACCCTGATCTTCTTTGAAAGTGCCTGATGGAACCGTGACCGTGACGGTTCCGCCTGTGACCGTGTGCAATTCATCGATCACGCCGATGACTTGGTTGCCGGTATTGACGCTGGCACCAAAGAATAGATCGTTAAACACCTTCGCGTAGAACGTCGCGAATTTGGCTTTGAAGTTGATCTTGCCTTGAGTACGAGCGATGGCGACGGGAAACTGCAGCTTACCGAATAGTTCCTTCTGTGAAGCCGCGATGTCCACCGTAATTTCTTGCATCGTGCCCAATTGCATTGGCGTAGGATTGGCAGCGGCGTTTGGGCCAAAGGGCTTGCAAACCGCCGTACCAACGCCGAATACGTAGAAACCCATGGGAATTCTCCTTTACAAAGCTAATATGCGAATCGGTACGATGGCGACGCCTTGATTGCCTAAGACGCCTTCATCGGTTCTAATCTCACCTATGATCTTGGCCTCCACGACGAGACCGCCCAAAGTCTGCTTCATGTGCGGCTGATCCGGCCTGATCGGCGGAGCCGGAAAATTGCGGTCAACGTAATCGAGGATCGGATTCATGAGACTGGACATAACTGCCAACTGATCGTCACCGGCGTAAATGTAGAAGATCCAATCGACGATCAACGTCCAAATGTGCGGCATGCCGACGTAAGTAGAACGGACCTCCTCTTTGATCTGCTGCTGAAAGAACGCTGGCTGCTCGGAGGCCGGAACTTGCGACCAGACCCGCGCTCTGCGGCTAGTAGTGACAAGGCCCGGTGCCTTGGCCCCAATTTGGAACAGCGCATCGTAGATCTTCTCTCTGTCCGATATCATTCAATTGCCCCGACCGCCGCTTCTGCCAATTGCCGCTTGATGTCTTCCAGCCGATCCGCCAGCGCCGACCGTAGATAGCTGCGCACCGGAAACGTGATTGAATGTGCAGCGACCAAGTGCCGGTCGCCTTTCACGCTGCGGGCCAGATGCTCCCGGACCGTAAATGTGCCTCCGTATTCATGGATCTTGCCGTACCAAGCTTCCTGACCCGTGCCGACGATGGCCGTCCAACTGTTCACGCTGTTTTCTTCCACCACCTGCGTGGTGCTGCGCTGTAAATGTCCGGTCCGGTGATGCAGCACTTGTCCCTGCAGCTTCTCCATGACGATATAGCGCTGCATTTCTATGGCGATGCGCAACATCGCTTGATGCACGGATTCGTTGAGCCCTTCCGATTGGGCTACGAGTGAACTGTTTAGCTCGCTGAGCCCTGAAACGTCAATGTTGATCATGGCGCTATCATGGACCTCTGTCTGTAGCGGTTGATGACCAGCATCACTTCATCTGGCATTTCCTTTTCGGAATAGCTGATCACTTCGCCGCCGATTGATTGCGACCTCTGGTCTGAATGCTTCGACCTGTTGAACTTCTGCGTTACCAATTCCAAGGCCGCCTGCTTCAGATCCAGCGGCACCACTTGGAACCCGCCGTTGTAGGAGATAGTGATGTTCTGGTAGCCGCGATTGAAAGCGAAACCACCGCTGAGGTACGGGTAAATCGCTATCGGCAGCAGGTGCCGGTCCACCATGTAGACTGTTGTGCTGTCGTTTGTCCACCCGGCTGTCACCCCGTCCGACTGTGGCACCGACACTCTGTCGACTACCACTGAAGCGATGGAATTGATAGGAGTATTCCGCAATACCATCCGGTCTCCGCCGTTGCCGTTGCGGGTTTCTGTGTAACTCGCAGCTTCCAAATTGCGCTCAATCTTCTGGCGAATCAATGTGGAGGCCGACGTAATGAGCCGCGACAATTTGCGGTCCTGCGTGTCCACTGAGAGATCTAACCAGTCTTTGATTTCCTGTAGCGAGCACAGATCCAGCGGACTGCCGTACACGACCAGCGGCGACGGATTCACCGTGAAATTGCCGGTGCTAGTCACTGTCACCGTGCCAGTTCCGAGCCATTCGTAGGTGTGAATTCCGGCGACGGTCGTCACGAAATCGAAATGGAAATTGCCAAGGCTGTCGCGAACGATATTGCCGACTGGCCACGTTTGCGCTGGTTGCGTGCCGTCAGGTACTTGGACGGTGAGCGTGACGTTGGTCGGATCGACCGGATTGTTGTTGAGATCGGTAAACGCCACGCTTATTCTGGATGTGTCGCCAATGTTATAGCTCATATGTTCTTAGAAGTTGCTTTCCAGAAATTTGATGTACCGCTAGCAACGTCTGGTCTGGTGGTTTTGCTGGTGATGGGATGGCCGGTCGCTTTGCTGGTGGCGAGCCCAGGTGCTCCCAAGCGATACAGAATGAATGTCCATATCCCCCTAAACAGAGCCATCGACGCCGCTATCGCATGGGCAATGGCTTTACCAACAGTTGCGCCGAAAGTTGCCATCGATGCGACCAGCGTTTTCAATGTGGATCTTCCTAGGGCCGCCGACATCGTTGCCATGGAAGCTATGAACACGACTGCTTTACCTGTACCGTGCGCCAGAGCCCCACTCATCGTGGCCATCGATGCCGATAGTGATTTGCTGATCGATTTAGTTATTGCAGCCGACATCGTGGCCAGCGATGCCACCAGCACCTTACCTGCGGATTTGATTTGCGTGACCGCCATCGTTGCCATCGACGCCACCAATGATTTCTGCGTCTGTTTGATCAGGGCCGCTGACATCGTGGCCATCGAAGCAGCGAACGTCGCAACTCTGGATCTGCCGCCAGCCAATGCGCCTGCAAACGTGGCCATCGTCGCAGTCAACACTTTACCGACGGTTTTTGTGATGGTGGCATTCATCGTCGCCATTGTTGCTGGAATGCCGTGCAGTGTGCGTTTGGTGATGGAGCCGCTGAATGTGGCCATTGACGCGGCAAGCGCCATCAATTTAGACTTGATCGTCGTTAATGTTCCGGCGAAAGTGGCCATTGACGCTGCAAGAGTTTTGGACGTGAATTTGGTGACGGCACCGGCAAACGTCGCCATCGATGCAATTAGTGGCGCTCCAATGAATCTACCCATTGCACCGGCAAATGCAGCCATAGAAGCCGCGAGCCCGTGGGCCGTTCTCTTTGAAATAGCGCCTGACATTGTGGCCATGGACGCGGCCAACGACAGCATTTTAGTCCTGATGGTGGCCAGCGCGCCGTTGAATGTTGCCATAGACGCGGCCAGGGACTTCGACAGGAACTTAACGAGAGTTCCGGAGAACGCGGCTATAGACGCCGCTAATGATTTGCCGGTCATCTTCGCCAGAGTCCCGCCCATCGTGGCCATCGACGCTGCAAAGGTTTGGATTTTGGATTTAGCTGCTGCCAGCACGCCCGCGAATGTAGCCATAGACGCGGCCAGCAGCTTCGATACCCGTTTAGTTAAAGTTGCAGCCATCGTTGCCATGGACGCAACAAGAGCCTTCAGCCCTGATTTGGCCATTGTTCCAGTGAATGTGGCCATGGACGCAGCTAGCAGCTTCAATACACTTTTAGTGATAGTGGCATTCATCACCGCCATGGATGCCGCCATCAAACGCGGTGCCAGTCTTGCGATGGTAGCATTCATGGTGGCCATAGAAGCGGCCAACAATTTTGATATTGATTTAGACAGCACGCCGCCCATGGTGGCCATGGAAGCCGCGAGCGGTCGCAATAATTGCTTTGTTATTACACCGGCAAAAGTGGAAGTGGTTGCAGGCAGCGCCCTGCCGATTTGCTTAGCTAAAGCCCCGCCCATGGTGGCCATGGAAGCGACGAAAGCTTGAGCTTTGAGTTTGACCGCCGCCATGGCACCAGCGAACATGCTGCCCCCGGTAGTTGCCGGTGCCAATGCCAAAGTGGCTGCTTGTACGTTGACATTGCCGGAAGAATTGGTCTGCTTCCATGTGAGCGTGAGAGTTTGACTAGCCGACGCAGCTTTGTAGTAGATCGTGTACACTCCATTCAGAGCTACAGCGACGCCACTATTCATCGTGGAATCAACGTAATCTGATGAACTACTATCGCTCAAATGTGCAGTTAGTTGTGGAGTTGCATCCGAGAACAATCCGCAATACAGCCTCAACATTCGCAAGGTCGTATCGGCAGGCACCGTAAATGAATAGGTGCCATTTAGTACGTTGATATAGATTCCAATGCCGCTGCCTGCGGTTCCGGTGTAACTAGCGGTCGGCGTCCCATCCGACCAAGAAAACGCGGTCGGATTGTTGGTAAAAAGCGATGGTGTGGCACCAGTAGCAGTAACATTGCTGATTTGGGTGCCGCCTGTAGACTTATGGATAAAATCGGTGTTGGCGACTTGGCCCCATTTTGCCCAATCTGTTACGCCCTCTGCCGTGAGATCGACAACTGAGGCAGCTGCTGCTGCAAGGCCTAATTGCGCCATGTTGCCATACAAACCCACCGCAGGCGGAAACGTAGTCGTAGCCGCTCGCACTTCGATGCCGACGCAGACGAACGAAGTAACGGTGGTCCCGGTAACTGATGTTGCTGTCGAGCCTGACGATGCACTTTGATATTGCATCGTCATGTTGTTGGCGTAGCTAGCTCCGTTTACATCTAAAACTGCACTTAACGTGCCGGTTTGCGTTGAATGGGCTGGGTCGCCATAAGCTGCTGCCATGACGATTATGTTTCCAGTGAGAGACCCGACCGTCAAAGGAAACGTGGTAGAAGTACTTAAATACCCATTAATAGTTGCACCACCATTGTCAGGTGGAGTGGCATTCCCTGTGAAGGAAATTGCAGCAGCTATGGAAACCTGCGTGCCCGACGACCACGTGACCACAAAGTTGTTGGCACCTGTGGCTGGCAATGTGAGACGGAACAGAAATATAGAGCCGGTATGACCCGTGTAGGAGTTGCCCAACAATGTCATCGAGGTGCCAGCATAAGTGACGGTCGGAATAACTCCGGAACCATCAAGCGTGACAACCAGATAAAGTACTGTACCGGCAGTGTTTGTAAAACTCCAAGTCCACGGGCTGGTAGACGATGTTACCCCAACGCCAGACGGCATCTGGCTGTCGACGACTAATGACGCGCCGCCAACCGATGCTGTGAATGCTACTGGTGAACGTATTTCAATGACGGCGGATTGCCAGCCGATTGCTGTATTGCCGGTGACGTTGGTCGCTGTCCAGTTTGTGGTTCTAACCGCCTCGGTATCGGATGCCACCAGCGTCGCGACGCTAGTTTCCAGCGTCATACCAGTAGGAGCGGTCGCCGCAGCGCTGGTTTTGTTTCCACCGAATCCGACCAACCAGGACCGGCTGCCGAGATCTTTTAGCGTCAGCGCCGCATAAGTAAGCGTAGCAGTGGCACCCGTGCTGGTGGAACTGGCCCCAACAGCAGCCGACCCGACAGAGCCTGCTCCACGGAAAACGATGCATGCGACTGCTGTGGCGTTGGTCCAAGTTCCGACGTTTGTTTCTGTGCCGTTGGAAATTTTGTACCCGGTGATCATGGCACAGACGTTGGCCGAATTTGTGGTGATTTGAGTGTATCCCGCTGGCAGGGTTGGTGCCGTTGCAGCGCTGGCGTTGAAAGCGGCCACGACAATCAAATCACCGCTGGTTGGCGCGGTGATGGTTGCGGTGTTGGCTGTTGCCGACACTTGCTGTGTGCGGGAAATGGCCATTTAAGTCCAGCGTTCGTTCAGATTCACCACGCCAGGGCTGTGCACATGCGGCTTTATGCCTAATTGCTCCATTCGGTGCGCAATCAGGCGATCTAAACCGCAATAGAACTCAGTGTGCTGACAACACGTCGGAAAGGGCCTCTGGAGAAATCCTGGGTACTGCTGTATGAATTCGGCGCTGAATTTGGTGCAGCCGAGCCCATCTATGATCCAACCGACCGAGCAATAATAGGGCAATGTGCACCACTGTTCCGGGCATAGTTCCAGTGTCGAAATGCCACCGGGCCAGACTACAATGTCGTGTTCAACGATGATAAAGCTTTGACCCTCATTCCAGAGCCGCGACAGCAAATTATAATAAGAATTGTCGTGCTCCATGTGCTTAAATTCGGCCTCCTGGCCGTCTTGCGCCAGAGATAGGCGGACGGCCTGGAGGCTCCATGGTTGCGATTTCTCTGATTTGAGAGCGAATGGTACGACGACGCGCATTTTTCTACGTGCCGCCAGCATTCACGGTCAGAGTGTAGGTGAATTGGATCGAGTCGCCGCTCGCTACGGTAATGACGCCGAATACCCGCCTGTCCCATAGCGTGCCGCCTTGGGCTGCCTGATTGAACAAGCCCCATTCGGTGATGGAGAGCGCACCGGCATAAGTGATGGTGCCAATGCTCCTGTATTGATTGGTCACCGGATTCGATTGCGTGCCGGTGGCCCTGGTGGTTGGACCGGCCTGCGTGCCGAGGCCCGCATCGGTCGAAGTTGCGGCCACGGTGCCGGTGCCGGAATCGTGGAAGTTCATCGACGAAATGCGCGGCGACACTTGGCCCGACGCAAAATCGGTAGCCAGAAAATTCGCGCCGCCAGTGACCACGAGGCCGCCGACGCCCAAGCCGATGAGATTTTGGACGCGTGGATCCGAGAGCAGTTTGGTCAACATGTGCGTTTGATCCACGACGCCGTAAATTGACAGGAAAGCGGCGAATCCCATCGTGGCAGGAATAACGCCCCGCTGTTTGAGACCGCGCCAGATCGCCCGCCACCATTGAATGGGCCTCCCGATGAGACGGTGCTTTCTGCCGTCCGATAGGATGCCAAGGTCTTCGTGTGTGCCGTTTCTCCGGATCACTTTGGCCGAGAGTGATCCGTTCACGTCAATGATTTGTTGCATGTCCATTTCTTAGATTCCTCTCTGATGCCCGTCCCGACGTATTATGAGCGGCCCCGGAGGAGACCAACAGCCCAAGACCGCCCACACTCACCGTCCCCTGTAAGCGGCGGCAAGATCGGTTGGCGAGCGACGTCAGCCGAGCTTAATGTTGGCGATGAGGCCCATCCCAAATGGCACATAAGCTTGCAACACGCCATCGAAATAGACGCCATACTGATATTTGCGCGTGACCAAAGGCCATTCGATCTGGTAATACTCCTGCCGGGTCAGCAAGCGTCGTGCGGCTGGCACGTTGGCGTTGGGGTACGGCACAATGTCCAAATCGAAGAAGATCGCATTGGTGGACATGTAAGGATGCAGCCGGATCGGTATCTCTAAAGTGCCGCCCATGGCAAACTTGTTGAGATAGGACCCGACCACGGTGCCCGCCACCACATTGCCCTGGTCACTGCGGCCCGTTTCCAAATTCACACGCATGATAGGCGTGCCGCCGTTGACCACAATTTTGGTGGTAATGTTTTTGCGCATCGCACCGCTGACCCACATGATGGAGGGCGAAATGCGGTAATTGTCCCACCAGAACTGGAGCGCGGTATCGATTTCTGCGCAACCACCGGCACCGTCCGCCGTGAGCGTGGCGTTGTCTAGCGATTTGTAATAGCCGGTCGAATTGAGGGCCTGTGCAATGAGGCCGTCGTAATCGAGGGTGTTCCTGGAATTGTCGGCGCTGAGGCCAACGGCACCGGCGTTGTACAAAGTGCCGGTCGGTACAGCGGTGATCGTCACCGCGTTTATCGGCGTGATCGCCACCAAATTGCAGGACGCGGGAGTAGCGGCAGTTCCGATAAACCACGCGTAAGCGAACGCACCTTTGGTAGCAGGAACCGTAGCGGTGATCGAGCCGCCAGCTACGGTAGTGACACCGGCACTGGCGACCGAAATTTGACCGATGCCGCCACCAAACGTATCTGTAGAGCCGTCAGCGTTGGTTCTGGTAATGGTTGGCGATAAACCGGCATTGGTGCCGGTAGCGAAATTGCGCGACGTGTCCAAAAATGCCTGCTGCGTCATTGCCACGCAAAACAGGAAATAAGTGGTCGCGGCCAGCGAACCGCCAGTTGCAACGGCAGTGCCGACTGGCGTGCCGGTGACGCCGAGAGCCATACTGTTGTTGCCGTTGAGGTCAGTGATTTCCTCCTGAATCATGACCGATTGCAACAAAGTGAGACCAGCCAGGGCTCGTGCGTCGTCGAATCCGCGAGCGGCCAATTCGGCTTCAAAAGTCACCGAATTCTCAAGGCCCATCGCTTTATGCGTGCCCAGCATGTCGGCTTCCTGTAACGTGATGACGCCGCCGCGATTTCCTTCCGCCAGTCCGGCGCGAACGTTCGCGGTATTGATGCCGGTGATTTGCTTCCAGTGGACTGCGAGACCGGCTCCGGGTTGAGCCGATGCGCGTGGAATTTCATTGCGCAGCGGCGTTATGACTGGATAGAGCAGTTTGGCTGCCGGTTCCAGATCGTAGGCCACGATGCCCAAGGTGGTATCGATACCGGCCTTCTGTAGGGCAAGCGGCTGTTGAAAGTCCTTCAACATTTGAAGGGTGCGATCAATGATGCGAGGGTCCATGTGTTCAATCTCCTGAAGAAGAATTCGCGAATTGAGTCAAGGCTGGGAAGGCTAGCGCTTGCCTACGATGACTCGGCTTGGGCCGGAAGAAATGGAAGCCCTGGCAGCTTCGAGGGCTTTGGTCATGTCGGTTTGGCTGCCTTTGGTGGCGACGGATTCGCTAACCGGCGGATGGCCGTCGTTTCCTTTGTCGACGACTGTGGTCACCACCTGAGAAGGAGCGGGTTGGTTGAGGAATTTGCCGATAAACGCCGTCAGCAATTCGCTCTGTTTTTCGAAAGACGCCTCCATCGCAGTCAGACGGCTATCGTATTTCTCCATGGCGCCGCTGATCAACTTGGCGGCTGGTGCGTCTTCCTGCGCAGCGGTTCTGTGCTCTATGTTGTGCTGTACCGGCTCCTCGCTCTTCTCTTTCAATTCGCCCTCGCCGAGCAATTCTTTCAGCGAGTCGCCCATGCTCCTGTGATGGTTGGCGATCCTGTCCACGTGTTTGCCGATCTCAGCCAAATGCGTGGCCATTTTTTGCAAATCGGTGTTGTCAGGAGCAAGGAGAGCCGCTTTCTGGACCACCTTGCTCAGTTCGTGTAGCTTCGTGACCATTGCGGTCACCTCCTTACCTATTGCTGCTTGACCTACTAACTCTTTGGATTCCTCCTGCGCCAATTGGACGAGCAATTGACCCAAATGATCCAATTCCTCGCGCATTTTGGCCGGTAACTCCGATTCGTCCATCTCGTATTCGGCTTCCTCCTCCAGACAGTTCTGGATGCAAGCCAACTGCTCCAAGATGCAAGCCAGCGCCGAGACGTCCTGCATGCTCTTTTTCAATTCGAAGCCGAATAATGTTTTGGCGTGCTGCGCCGCGAATCCGGAAGCGTCAATTCCGTGCTTCTTTGCTTCCGAAACGATGCGCCGTGCCGCTGTCTTTTTCTTTTCGGCGTCCGGCATGTCGGTCTGGTTGAACCGACCGAGAGCCGCTCGCACATGGCCCTCGTCGTGCACCGGCAAATGCCAAGTGGATTTGTCCTTTGGATCGCCTACATAAGCGTGATCGCGCATCGGCACCGCTTCGCCGCTGTGCGTCTTGGTATTGTTGTCGTCCTCCTTCCGCAATTTACGCATCGACGCCATACCCTCGGCAAATTCTGCGCGCAAACCGTCGACCGACTTTTGCAGTTCGTAGAGATAGCCGTCCGGCCCGCCCACAAATTTGCGCAATTCCGTGCCGGTGCCGTCTAATTTGACGGCTTCAAACGTCGCCCCGTACATGCACGGGTTATCTACCAGCGAGCCTTCGACAGGACGTGCCGTGTAGCGTGTGGCTTTGAGCACCGGGTCGTCCCAGCGTTTGACGTAATCGCCGCCGACCGAGAATCCGGTGTAGACGCCTTCCATGCATTTCTTCCAGGCTTGATCATCCACGACTTTTGCGCCGACGCGCACCTTTTTGGCCGGATCGTCGTATTCAACCGCAATGAACTTACCTGCTGCGCCGCCAGATTTGCCGTGCATCTCGCGCAGGTTCCCCATGGAGGGCTGGTCGAGATGGTCGGTCATCTTCTGGAATTGTGTATTCCATTCCTTGAAATAAGGAACGCTGGACGCGTAATCGAAGATCTCTTTGGCTTTGTCCACGGCCTCTTCAGCCAGAATGCCCCAGACCTCTCTTCGCTGCTCGTCCACTTTAGTGATCGGAATGAACATTTTCATAGTGCGTTTCCTCCGGGATTTTCCGGCCTTTCTGTAGGCTGCTGCCGCCGCCTGATCAGCCGGATGCCCAGCTTCTATCATTTCGCTGATGTTCTCCGAGATCGTCGCTTGACTGGAACCCGGCTTGAGCGGCATAAGTTTACACCGGTGGCGTCGCTGGCGCTGTTGTTTCCGTTGACGTTGCCTCTGCTGGCGTTGCCTCTGCTGGCGTTGCCGCTTCCGGTGCTGGTGGCGGTTCCGGTATCAAGTCAACGCGTATCACAGCCACCATGTGAGCCTGCGACATGACGTGAATTTCACCGGCTGAAGTTGGAGCTTTCGGCAGTTCCAATTCGACTTTATTGCCATCTTCTAGATAGCAAAGGAACTTTGGCATTTTTCTTCACCTCCCGTACATGTGTTTGGTACGTTCGCTTATTTCTTGAGCCCTGCGTCGATACTCCTCTCCGAGTTGTCTCGATTCTTCCTGCTGCAGAGCTTCTAACCTGGAAATCGATCGTCGCTGAATGGCAACTGCAGCGTTGAGGTAATTACGCGCCTTCTCAACGTCAGCCCAAGCGGCATCGGCTGCTGCTTTTGGTGCCATCGCGTCTAACTGAGCTTCGCGTTCCACTGTACCCGGATAAGCGTCTGCCGGTTCATGTTCCGGCTCCGGTGCCGGATCTGGCTGCGGATCGGACCGGTGCCCCAAAATTGACAGCGGCAGTGGCTGTGGCAGCGGCTTCTGCGGCTTCGGGTTACTTTTCGGCTTCCGGTTATTTATTCTGGTTGCCATTTTGCCTCACAATAGATACGTAGTGATTTGATTCTGCACCGCTGTCTGTAAATTAGCGTCGCTGACGCCGTAAAGCACCGTGTTAACTAACGGGTCAAGAACGACCGGCAAAGCGATGACGTTGACGACGCCGCTCAGATTACCAACCGCTTGCCTTGCCCATGCAGCTCGACTGGAATGACTCGTAGTCGTGATTGGTTCCGCCATGATTTGGGCAATAAACGCAACCACAGCCGCTTGGATGCGAGCCCGGAAATTTCCGTCATTAGCCGTATTAAAAGAGTTTGTATAATCAACAACCTTCGTCGCGTCTGTATTGGCAATGGAATCGACACTTGTTTGGATTTGGGCGTCCGTTATGGCAGCGTCAATTGTATCTGGCGGAGTACCCTTGGCTAACGCGCTGACTGAACTGATAATGTTTGGATCTTGAGTCACCCTCGGCATGAGAAAATTCATTGCCGTGCCCTGGATGTTTTGCAGCGATTTAGTCGCCCAAGCGAGACGCTGCTCGTGATTGGGTGCCGTTGCAGCTTCAGTGGCGACTGTGTTGATGTAAGTCTCCAAGGCGTACGTCACGCGTTGGATGAATGAAGCGTCAGCGGCCAGAGCCTTCATATCGGAGTAGGCAGCCATTTATTCCTCCCCTTCGGTTTCACTTATTAGCACAGCCACGTTGGTGCAGTTGCAATTCGGGTGGTACGGCGCACTTTCGTCGCCGCTCGGGTATTCCTCACCGAGAGGAATTGGACCGGCATCGGCATTATCGTCACATTCATCATCGTGGTCGTGGTCATCGCTCAACAACGATTCCGTGGCCTCCACGACACCCGACCTCTTCCAGGAATTCAACGCGCCATTCATGCTGGCCATGGCGGTTTCGGTGCGCGCTATCATTTTGGCCCGCGCTTCGCTGAATTCATAATTGTTCTCCAGGACTACTTTCAATTGGGCCGGTGTGAGGCCGTCCTGGTAAGCCTGCGTAATGTGGTCGCGCAGCATGTCCCTGGTTCCTTCAGTGATGGCCCATTTGGCGTCCGGATTATCGATCAATTGGCCGTTGACCCATTTTTTGCCGACCATTTCAGCAGCACGGTCCTCGGCATATTCGATCGCATCCGTATTGAGCAGATCAACGATGCGCGTTTCATCGACCGTGACTTGTACGTTATCGGTCAATTCACGCCATGCTCGCATAGCTTCCTGACGGCCCAATTCACCCAGAATGGCCGGAATCTGCCGCACCATGTCGTCCATCTGGCTCAAATCGATGGCATCTAACAGCACGTCTAAACTCTTCTTTTCGATATAGGCCGACACCACGTCGTCACGGACCTGTGATTCAACCTCGTCGAAGTTGCTGCTGATCACTTCAAATAGCTGCCGCCGCGCCTGGGCCTTGGCTGGCGATTCAGAATCGGGCCGGATCTTTAATTTGTACGCGGCTTTGGCCAATTTACCGACGATGTTGTTTCCAGTCACGCCATCGGTGATGAGAATTTCGGTGTGGCCTTCCATCATACCGATAAGCGCTTTGGCCGTGGTAACTACATCGGCTGGCTGCCGGATGGCTCGCAGTTCCTCGATGCATTGCTCCACTTCTGCTTTACCGTCAATCCGGCCCTGGTCGAAGAGGATGGACGTGAATTTGCCGTTGGCCGCCGCAATCAGATCGGCGTAGCCATTGTTCGAAGCAAACTGGCCCTGCGATCCGTCCTCTGTCACCAGTTCATAGCTCATTTGACTAGCGTCTTCAACTCGGCCAGCGTGACTTTCTGCATGCTTCCAATGCGAAAGCTGCCGACGCCCTTGCTGAAATAATAGGAGGCTCGGCTGCGGTCGCGCATGTCGGCTACCACGGTGTACATGCGTAGATTGTTCTGCGCCGCAAAGTCCAACTTGCGCGCCCGCGATTCCGGGTGCATGGTGATCTTGTCATTTTTATTGTCGATCAGCGTCTTGATTTCAATGCCCCGGCCCTTGTCGTGTAGATCAAATGGGGCATTATCGTCTGTGCGCTCGATACCGAGAGCGGAGGCAAGTTTACGCTCGCTTTCATCGGCAATGCGCTGTTTCTCGGCGGTTGACGGTTTGTAGTTAGCTTTGGCCAATTCAGCCTTGGTACTAACCCTGCCACCTTCAGGCGGAGCGGCCCCGGCACCGGCAGTAAATTCGCCTTTCTCATCCCGTGGGTGATCTTCTTCACTCCAATCAGCCTTTCGCACCCCGGTATTCTGTTCCACCGCTGCGGCCCGGTCGTCCCAGAAACGTATGATGTCCGGCGTCTTCTCCGACGTCACCGGCAGCACCGCGCCGAAAACTTCACGACACCAATCTTCAATGTGGGCTCGCGCACCGTTTGGGTCGCCGTTGGCTACGCGTGCAGTGAAAATCACAACCGGTCGGCCTTCGGCAAGGAATCGCTTCACGCGATTGACCATCATCGGGATTGGTGCGCCGATGTGGTCAACGCCTTGGAATCCATTGTATTCAGCCAAGGTGCCGTCCAAATCCACGGCCTCGGTGCCGAAATCGAGACCCAGGGAGGTCTTGTATTCGGAGACCGGCACGGCTTCAATTTCGCCGAGCGAATCAAGCGGATACATCGACAGGAACGCTTCAACCGCTTGATCCTGGCTCTGGAACCCGATCAATACTTTGTCCTCGTCATCGTAAGTGAAATCCGCGATGTACACCATTTCCGCCGATTCATCCGGCCCGAGAATCGCATCAATTTCGTCTCCGTCCCGTCCGTCGGTGCCTCTGATAAATCCGTAATCATGTTGAAGCAGCCGATCATAAACCACTGCGTTTTGGTCGTCGCGGATGGTTCGCTGCGTGTTTGCCGGGAATTCAATAGCTATGGGAAGACCGGCGAATTGTCGAAGGGTCAGTAAACCAGAGTCTTTTTTTTTTAACCTCTTGACTATCGGCACGCCGCGTTCACTGGCAGTCGTCGGTGGTGGTGGCGCTTGCCCCGGTTGCGGCAACAGTCCGCCTCCCATTTGCCCCGGCTGCGGTGGCGGAACTCTGCCAATGTCGGTGGCTGGTATCGGGCCGGTGCCGGTCAGAACGTAAGGCGGCACGCCAAATGGATCTTCGCCATCGCGCTCGCGTAGTTCATCGATCGAATACTTGCCCATGGAGACGTAGATCTTGTCGATCTGGGCCTGCTTCAATTGATCCGACTGCTGTTCATCCTGCCAAGCGAATTCAATATCCGATTCATTGATGAAGTACGGATCTTGAATCAGCATATTCATCACTTCTTCAAGAAACGACATCAACGGAATCAAACCTTCGGCCAGCGCCGCTTCCTGCAAACTTTGACTAGTGGCTCGGTTCATGATGCGGACAAATGGCGTAGGCGGCACGGAGAAGCAATAACAGACCACGCGAGCCAACCATTCGTCCATTTCGTCTTTGAGCATCTCGGCTTTGGTCTGCAGAATGTTCTTGGCTTCCGGTACGATCCACATTCGCCGCCGCGCCTGCAGGTCGCCACTGTATTGATCCAGCATCTTTTGCAACTTATCAATTTCTTCCAGAGACCACGTGTCCGGCGCTGAAATAATCATTTCAGGCACGTTGCCGCTGGTGTAATAAGCAAGCTGTGACATCTGCCGCCGCAAGGCCAAATTGATAGTGATGAGGATCTGTTCGACCGGACCGAAACCGTAGATGCGCCGCGAACGAATGTTGCGCGGGCAATAGGCCATTTCACTGGCTTTGATGTTGGTTGCCGGTAAGCCTTTGATGATTTGTTGATAGGCAAAGCTTGGCGGTTGTGGCGTCCGGCCGTTTTGATCGATCAAACGCTTGATGTATTGACCATCAACCACATCGATGGCCCAGATGCCACCGCCGTTGGTGCGTCTCGGATAAATTGACAGCGCATCAGTGACAAAAATGTCCTCAAGCACGGCCCGAATCCACTGTTGCCAAGAGTGGTCTCCGTCCGGCTTCTTGAAAAATTCAGTCAAATCCCGGATGCGCGGATCGGTCAACGTTTTGGATTGCATGTCGGCAATCTTCACTCCCGGCAATTGCTTCAGCCGGAAATGCCACGGCATCTTCGAGACTTGATCCTTGCGCGTTTCAATCACGAGCCGCAGCAAGTCGTAATTGTCGGCCAGCGAAATCAATTGCTGAAATGAGACGCCTTCGGTCGATTTCGGATAAGTGGCCTGCAGGTTGACGCCGAATGGGTAGTCAAATGTGCGGACCTCAAAATCCGGTGGCGCAACGGGCGGCAACGGCTGCTGCGGCCCAAACCACTCACGACCGGTTAGCGTGGCGATGGCGTTGTAGGACCTGCCAGCAAACGTAAACGAGCCCTCAGAAGCTCGTGACTGTTCCATGGTCGGCGTGCCGGAAATCGCCAGCGGATAAACTGGCGCTGCGCGACCGGCATCAGCGTCATGGGGTGTGATTAATTTGTCGAGAAAGGCCATTATTTGCGAGACCCGATCATTGCAGCCCAAATCATAGCCGCGCCCGTAAAAACGAGAGCGCCTGGACCGGCATAAGGTGTAGGCAAACGCCAGATGCCGACGGCAATCGCGCCGATGCCGCCGAAGAAAATGACGTCGAGAAGGAGATTGCGTAATTTGGTGTTCTTGAATTCCACCACTCGCTGGTTGGCTTTGGCCAGTGCCGTATTGGCTTTATCGGAAATCATTCATCCTCCAAGTAGTGCCAAGTGCCGGGTGTCAGGTCTTTATCGTACGCAGCTTCGACAAGTATCTCACCAGGAATTGAATCGAAAACCAGCCGCAGGTGGATCCTGGTGCTGTTATCGTGGGCCGGTATTCCGACGAATTCGGCCCAACAATAGACCGTGCCGTATTTGGTGCCGCTAGAATAACGAACAACAGCACCGAGAACCGACGGACGCCTCTCATTCAACGCAACTGGTCCAGACCGCTCTTTGGGAATTTGAAGTCGGCAGCTGCGACATTGGCGATCATGGAATGCTGATTGAATTGGTCCTTATGGTTCTCGTACGCCGCTTCAAGTTGTAGAGCTAGCGCCTCGTTTCCCTCGGATTTAGCTTTCTGCGCACCCTTCAAGGCAAGCCTTGCCGCGTCGGCGTGTGCCAATGCAGCGTCCCGGTGAGCGCCGTATGAAGGATGGCCCTCGGCCCGCAAACTGGCCTCGTCCGCCAAATTCACAGCAGCGTGCAAGTCGTCCAGTCCCAGCGGTTCCGGTAGAGGCGGTGAATCGGTGATCGGTATTTTATCTTCGATCGACGATTCGGTGTGTAATTTGGTCAGCGATTCCGGCTTGATGCGTTCCTTTTCCGCCGCGTTGAAAGCCGCGATAAACAGTTCTGGCGTCATAGTCCACATGCTCCCTTAATACAACGATACGACTGGTTTCTGATTTTGCCGCTGCGTTTCTCTTTCTCTCTCCAATGCTTCACTGTAATGGCCGATGATAGCCGCAGCGCCGCTCGGAATTTCAGCATAAGCCAACATTGCGGCCTCCGCATGGTCCGGTGATTTCACGCCGCGCCGCCGTGCATCCTCTTTGGATTCGATCTCGACTTTGCCTTTGGCATTGTGTTCATACCGCAATGAGGAAAGCTGCGCAATGTCCTTGTCGTCTAGGCCCGCGATTTCACCGGTCTGGAATCGCATGCGCAACTGCCAATAAAGCTGGGCCTTGAGGTTGGCAAATTCCAATTCGCCACGGCGCTTGGATTTGTTGGCTGGTTCCACGCCGACGTTGACGTATTTTATATTCGGTATACCTTCGCTCTCCAGATGCTTCAGCAAATAATAGCCGATGCCAACCGAATCGCCGTTCAGCCGAGCCAACCGCTCCTTATATTGACGGAGAACGTGCAGCACTTTGCCGCGTGGGTCGCGGTCAGCCCAGGACCATTTTCCGATGCGGCGTCCCTGGCTATTGCGAAGAACTAATACAGTTTCGTCTTCGCCTGGACCGGCGATGTCCAGACCCCCGTACAGGTCGTCGGTCTCGCTTGATTCGATTTCGCGGTGTTTGGCCAATTCCAACCAGGAAAGCGGAAACAAAGCGTCAGGCGACTCCGCAGGGAAATTGCCGAGCACGCGTGATTGGAAGATCGGCGAATCTTCGCCCCACTCGTCGTATTTCTCGCGCACCCAGCGCCGCGTGATGAGATAAGGCCGGATGTTGTCATCCAACTCATCCTCGGTCATTTTCAGCAGCTTTTCTTTGGTCACGCCACGAAAATTCGGCGTGTCGAATGCCGAAATGGTGCACGTGTGCCATCCGAAGCGGTTCTGGGCGAAAGCGTCGTAAAAAGGACCAGAAGTCACGACAGGATTGCCGAGAGCCAGCACATGAACGTCACCGCCTGCGCGGATTCCTTCGACTGCTTCCCAGATTTTAGGATCGACGCCCGGTGCTTCATCCAACACAATCAAAATATGGCCGCTGTGGAAGCCCTGGAATCGCGCACCTTCGATTTTAGTGTTGACTGAAGTAGAAAAGCCAATGGCATAGCGCTTTGGCGTGATCTTGAGCAAGGTCTGGTTTGGCTGTGGGAACTTGAGGCGGGAATAGCGCAAAGCTGCGTGGATCTCGCCCCAAAGCAGAACACGGACTTGAATGTCGGTGGGAGCAGTTGTAATCACTACACCATCGGTGTAGCGAGCGAGCCAAAACAGGACCAATTCCGCTGCGGAATACGTTTTGCCCGACGAGTGACAAGCCTTGACCGCGACCCGCCGATGCTTCATGACCATCCGGTGAATCTCGGCCTGTTTGGACCAGATGTCATGCTGCAAATAATGGCGGGAAAACGTATCAGGCGACAGCGCCAAATTGCGCGCCAGCCGCTGCCGTCTCGTCAATGGAGTCACTGTCATTTTTAAGTCAAAAATGGGCGGATGTTCAACAATCAAACACCCGCCCGCCTCAAGAGGGGTTCAAGAGGGTTTCGCAACCGGTGGTGGCGTGGGCGCTGTTGGCGGATGCGCTGTAGTGGTGGTCGTGGTGGTAGTGGTGGTCGGCGCTGCCGAATGCGGAGTATTGGCCTTCACCGCAGCCGACAAGGAATCCGTGTTGGCTTTGATGCCGTCTATGACCTTCTGCAAATCTGCCGAGCTGATAGAAGGTCCCTTATTGGCCAATTCTTGGATTTTGGCAGTAAGACCGTTGAGGAGAGTCACGGCGGACTGATCTACGGTCTTCTCCGCGTTAACTGCGTTAAGCAAATCCTGCAAACTTGCAGGCGCAGGTGTCGTTGGAGGCGTTGGGGTTGTTGCCATTGTGATGTTGCCTTTCCTTTAATAGGCCAAATGAATTAAATGGAAGGCCCGGAAGACGGGCCTCTCGTGAATATTATTGGTTTGCTGCCTTTTCGTCAGTGGCGATGAGTCTATCAAATACATTAAGCGTTACATCCTCGGTCGTGTCTTCCGGTCTCACGTCGCCGAGAGCCCTGCTGGTCAATTCGCAGCCAGCTTTGGCCAACGTGGCCGCAACTTGTTTATCGTACCACTTCACCGGCTGAATAATGGTTTGATTCGCACCGGCAATCTTCCTGGTAAGTGTAATCGGATATTCGAGCATCTCTTTGGCTTGATTCAACATCGCCTCACCGATGCCCCACAGTTGCTCGCGCTGTTCGTCCCGGCGTTTGATCCATAAATCAGCTTTTTCTTCGACGCGGGTCCGGACCGCATCTTCCTCCATTCGGATCAAATGTTCGTCCCAAAGTTTAGCGCGTTGTGCCCAATTATGGATGCTGACCCAATCGGAGAAGAAATGTGGCACCTGCACACGATTCATGGCGATGCGCTTCTTGCTCAGTTTGGATACATCGGCGTGCAGCACGTACAGGCGATAAGCGCCAGCTACCGTGCGTTCTAGACCAAGGCCAATGTAGAACTGGAAAGCGGCAAACTGCAGGTCGGTCTCATTCGTCAGCCGCTCCCACGGTTGCTTCTTCCGTGGCGGCACGACTTTGGGCGTCATTTTTACACTCCTCGCAAATGTCAGGATAGCCGACGCCGTGTTTGCACAGCCAAAGGTCGGTCGACGGTGGATATTTGTGATGGAACATCGCTTTCATTACGGCCTCCATTTGGGCAAAGTGCAGAAAGGCCCGTCCGCAAAAGCGAGAAAATAGGTGCGAACTACAATCTCATTCGGAGTGTGATCGCGTCTGCGGTCGGCTTCAATTCGCCTCAATTCGGGCTTGGAAAATGATGCAACATCGGCTGGCGACAAATCCCAGCCGAGCCGTTGCTCCGGTGGGCGCATTATCGCGCCGTGCGTCAAAATTCGATGCGCGTGCACGATGCGCCGCTGCCCGCTGTTCAGCCGCACGATTTCGCGCCGCGTGGTCCGGTTTGCAGCGCACAGGCTGTAGCCAAGGTCGATGGATTTCAACGTGCAACCTAGCACGCGGTCATGATTGTGGCGTGAAAAGAAGGGAACCGCGATTCCGTCGCGGCAAAGCTGATCGACGATCCGTCTATCAGCGGAGTAGGCGAAATTACCGGAAGGATAACAAACGCGCAGCTTTACGGCCAAAGCGGTCTCCAGACAGCGAAACGCCCATAAAAGCGGCAAGCCCTGAGGGTTCCGGGCCTGAAACCGGAGAACCGCAGGCTACGATCCACGGTTTCCGGCTCCAAACCCGCATCGAACCAGAGCCAAGTGAGAGAGACAAACTCCGGTCCAAACCAGCTGACCCAACGAAGCTGGTGTCAAACACCGTTTCAGAGCAAACGGTTTGCGTCAGTTTCACAGACCTAATTGAACTACGCTACTTTCGATTCTACCAGATCTGTAAGCCGGTGTCAAGTGGGCGGCCCGGTGCGGCTCGGAAGCATACACCACAGGCGTGTGGTGGCTAGTTGTTGACGGCCCGACCGCTGCCCAAACATGGAATTTTAACGCGCACCGGATCGTCAGGACGGCCTACCGCTGTAATTGCGACAACCATGCCGCACGTGGCACATTTGATATGCCAATAGCCGCATTCAGGAGCCGGATACGGCAACTCCACCAGACAATTCAACTTCTGGCAATCCATGTTAACTTCCACGCCGTTTGGGAAGGCCGGGTCTGGCGCATTTCGCGCCTTTCCCCGGCCCGACTTCACGAATGTGATCTGTTTATCCTTGCGGTCGACCCACATTCAATCCTCCTTTTGGACCTCCACGTCAACGAACGTGTCCATGGCCCGCGTGATCGCCACGTAGTGCAGGTTGGTCTCCTGCTGCATTTGCCAATCCTGCCGAGCGAATTTCGACGGCATCCAAAGATTCCGCCCGTAGAGGAAAACTCGCGGCCATTCGCGGCCCTTGGATTTGTGAATGGAGGAAAGCGTCAAGGTCAACGCTGGCGTGCCGTCCGCAGTGTCGGCAAACATCGATTCAACGCGCTTTTTGAGATCGGCCACGGTCGATGCTGGCGGCATGCCCTCGATGAAAGCCAGCAGCGTGTCCACTTTGTCGGTGATTTGGTCGGCTTCCAACTCCCGGCCCTTCGCCATCAACCGTGCGATTTGGCGGATCTTGTATTCCTTCAACTTGTTGACCAGGACGTCCATCCGGTTGACCTTCCATTTGGAGGCCAATTCGATGATGCCCCTGCCGATTTCGCGGCCTTCAACATGGCAAGGAACGCCGCGCCGAATCAGGGAATAAGCGAGCCCGATAAGCGGTGCATTTTTGCGGCAAAGGATCGCATCGGTCGGCTGGAATTCGGTCTGCATGAACTCGGTCCGTCTGACCTGCAGCTTGACCACGCCGTCAATGGCGGTTTCGGCGGCCCGAATGTGAGAAACGAATGCCTGCGCATGCTCCACGACCAGCTTTGGGCAGCGCCAGGAAACGGTAAGCGGAATGTCCTTGGCGTTGAATTCGTGCCGGATGATGTCGAGCGAGTCCGAATCGGCCCCGGTGAAACCGTAGATGGCCTGATGCCGGTCACCAACAAAAACTGCACGGCCACCGGGTTTCAGCATCTTTTTGGCCAGGAAACGCCGAGCCGGATTGATGTCCTGCGCTTCATCCACGAACAGCCAGTCATTCTGCCAAACCCGGCAATGGGCCATCAGCGGCAAATAGATCTGGTCGTCGAAATCAACAACCTCGCGAGCGATGGCATTGCCACGCTGCAGAACCTCTTGCGCCAACGTCACACCGGTTTTCAGCAACTCTTCGTGATTGGAACGGAGGCGGCCATCCTCGTCGGCCAGATGGCCTTCCAGGTCAAAGTGGTCCACGATGTCCCACCATGCGTCGTCCTTGGAAATCGGAACCACCACGCCGATGCAACGCTGTTTGGCTAGCGAGACCAGAGCCTTAACGAAGCTGTGGTAAATCGGGTCCAGATCCATGTCGCCTGCGATCCGCCGAAACTTGAAGTAACCGGCCTGCGGATACCGACCGGTGACGTCCAGGCCCTCAAGCTTGCAATCCGGCGCTGCCTTGCGCCAAGCGCCCCAACCGAAACTGTGGAAAGTGCCGACCTTGACCGTGGTGGGTAGACCGGCCCTGATCATCTTGCCAGCGATCTCGTCGGCGATCTTTTTGTTGTAGGCAGCCACGTCGATGAACGTTCGCGGCTGCAGCTTCACCGCCGCCTTGACCATTTCGATGATAGTGGTGGTTTTGCCCGACCCAGCGACGGCTTCCAGGATGCAATTGCCGCGCCCGGTAGTAACCCAATCGACCGCTGCCATCTGTTGCGGGGAGAGAGTGTTGATTCGGACTGCCGGTGCCTGATCCGGTTCCGGCTTGAAGTTCGAGAGACCAAAATTGACCGTCATGATATCCTTTCGACCAATGGTAGAGTTTACGAGAGCCCCGGCGTCCGGCGTCCTCGTTTGTGTGTCCATATTTTTATTAAAACATGGAGAGCACCGGTTTGTCAAGTATTGGGAAGGTTACGTAAGAATGGGTTTGCCATACCTGTTTTCAGGTTACTTGGTTGTACTTCCCAAGTTGGTTCCGTGGCCTTGCCCGTTAATTGCAACCGCCCGGCCCTTGCAGTTGACCTTCCATTCAGGTTCCCGGTATCGGTTCCGGTATCAGAATCTAGGTGCCATCGTCAGCCAGATGGCCATAAGCGCAAAGAAACTGGCCTCCGGGTAAACGCGGCCACTCACGCCTAGATAAAGAGCGTAGAGAGCCGCCGCCCAGGACAGAACCGCCAGAACTACATGGAAAATACTTTTACCGGTCATCGGTGCCACAGGTGTTCCTCCTTGGGTTGTAGTAACCGCCATGCGTCCTCCAATTCAGGTTTCGGTTTAGGTCTCCGGATTTGGGGGCTGGCTGGTCCGACCTACCTCCGGACCTGATGCGTCTGCCAGCAAGACGGCCCTGACCACCAGGACTAATGCCCAGGTTCCCTACAACCTGGGAAAGAAGGAGGCATTCTCACCTCCGTTATCCCGTGGCTTACTGGATTTGCCGCGAGCTTCCCTATAGCCGACACTGCGATCGGGTTCCAGCGGGAGCCCTTGGTTCCCCCCCTACCCCAGACCCCACCCCCCTTCCCCTATCTCAACATGGCTGGCTGGTGGCTGTCAATACCCTGGTGGGAGCGGTGGATGCTGCGGACAGACATCGCAGTCGTCTTGGACGTCATACAAAAGGGCTGGTCGAGAAGTGTTATCAGCTTCTCACCAGCCAACGAGCCGCTCCCATAATTTGTCACTGTTTTTCTCCGGACCGTCCCGTAAAAATGTTGAAAAGTGTCCATTGACGGTCGTCGGTTTTACCGGTGGTTTTGATCTCAAATAGATTACTGTTGGTTGCGGCGTCGATGCCCGATACCGGCAAGGGCAACCGGCCCCGCCCGCCTGGAAGTTGACCGGCACGCAGCATCCAGACCAGCAAGATCGATATGTCGTAGCGCTGCAGCCGGTCACCCAGGCATTGGGAATGCATCGATTGCCGCCCGTCCGGCAGGATGTGGCATGAATCGATGGCATAGACTGCCAGCAAGTAATCAGAAATCATGGACCGGTGACATTTCCACCAGAGGCCCTCCGCGCAGCAAATCGCAATTTTCGCGCCCTGAATCCGGTTGACTAAACCGGCAGCCGCCCGTTGAAAGTCGCCGAGCAGGGTAAAGAACGAGTAATGATAAAGGCCAAGGCTCGTCCATTCCGGCCCTGGCCCCGGCTTCCTCTTCTTTGCGATTTCGTGCTTAGGGAATCGTGCGCCTGCGTACGCAGCCAAATTCACTTCCGGCAGGAAGGGTTGGTAACTAAGGTGTCTGGCCGTCCAGCCGCCTAAATCCGGCATCCAAATGTATTGAATTCCGGCATTGTACAGATGGGCCGTCATCGGCATGCGCGAAAAATGTGGCAAATGGCTGACCGGATGCGACCGGACATCGACAAGGCATTTGATACCGGCCCCGGTGAGCAAATGAGTGAAGACGTCGAAGTCTTGATAGTTGGAATGCCCGATCGTGTAGATCATTGATATACCTCCAGGTAATCGGATTCCCAATATTCTGGCTCGGGCATAAGTTCAGTCCAGATGGAGATAGCTACGCATTTCTCGCCTGGGTAAATCGGTCTTCCACAACTGTCGCAATTGAAGTAATTAAGCGATAACTGTTGCGGAATTCCGTTCACGTAGAGGATTCGATTCTTTGGATTAGGGCGCTTTGCGACCCCGCGAGTCACGCGTTCGAATTTGGCAGGCTCGCCTTGATCTGTGCGCGACAGAATAAGCCTCTTGTTGCTACTAACTTTAGCTCTCCCGCAATCTTTGCAGTGGAGTCTCATTTGTGGCCTGCCTTCCAACCCTTCCGGCTTTGCCGCAAATAGGTCATCGCATGGCGCAGTGTGCGCACAGCTTCCGCAAATTCAGGTTCCGGTACCGTGGTGTCGGCGCAGAGATCGACAACTGCAACCATCAGCGCTACTTCAGTCGGTCGCCGATTTTTAGCAATGCATCTGATGCCGACGCGTTGATCATTCGTTATGTAGCATTTCATGCTATCACCACTTTGGATCCGTTCGTTTCGTTGTACCATCGCTGATCAAAATCGAGCATCGCAGCTTCCGGCGTATTGCCCCGGCCCGCCACGCCCACGATCGATCTTTGGGTGCCCCGGCCCGTGATGTCCATCACTGTCTCGGTATCGCCAGTGCCGTAAATGGCGATGAACTGCGAGCCGTTATGCAGCAGCCGAGGTTTGAAGACCCGGCTGGGCCGCAGCGATTCGCGTAAGAGTTCAGCAATTGATTGGAGTGATTGTGATTCCATTTGGTCTCCTTATTCATTCCCATTCTACCGCCCAAGATCAACGTTCCTTTTTACTCATTTTTTGTCAGGCTCCCGTATCTTGCCAAAGGCCCACTCCGCCCAATCTAGATCTATTTTGGCAATCGCTGTCAGCAGGATGCCGTGCCCTACGTCCATCGGTATATGGACCGCGCCAGTACCTGTTAAAGCCGCCAGAACGATGATTGCGAGGTTGAGCACGAAGCCGAAGGTTAGTTTTAATAATTCAATAGTCCTATCATTCATGCTCGTCCTTTTCGTAGATATCGAATATCGGCGGCAAATTCGGTGGTGGTCCGGGTGGATCCACACTTTGGAATTTTTTGGGGACGGGCCTACGGAAAACTGTAATGAACGCTTTCAGCAAACTGAGCACCGGATTACTTGCGCGCCTTGGCATCATTCTCTTCCTGTAGTTGTTGCCGAATGGATTCCGCCACGTCGGATGCATAGCGAGACAAATACGTAAAGAGGGCCTCAGCCTCCGCAGCGCCGATACCCTGGTATTCAGGGAACCGGCGGAAATAATAGCAAAGCTGCGTCCGCGTCATTTGATTCTCCTCTGGAATGGGAGGCCCGAATTCGGCCTCCGCCTCTTCCATCAGTTCGCGCTCCTGCTGGCCTTCCATTTCCAGCTCACATTGCACGCACACCAGTTGCCCTGGCAGCGTTTCTCCGTCGCACCGTCCGCACATTTTAGAAGCCCTCCGATTTTAGGAATTCGTTGCCAACCTCCTCGACTTTGCGCTCGAACTCGACCCGAGCCCTGGTCTCCGATTCGAATGGCCATTCACCGGTCAAATGGCCGCTGCGCCTGACCCGCAGCAGGAACGGGCCGCTGGAGCCTTTCACGACCGAAACTTCGACGCCCGGTGCCGGTGTCGAAAAGACCAAAGTGCTTGGGTGCCGGTTGTTGGAATCAAACCGTGTGGCTGTCATGGCGTGTCTCCCTACCGGCTCCGGTGGATGTTTCCACATTCCACCTTGAACAGCATTCCCTTGGCATTTACGACGGTCACTTCGGCTGCATACGATAACCGGCATATGTAATTCCAGGTCTGCTCTGTATCGGCCATGGTCCGCTTTGCGTTCCCTGCCGTTTCAATCGTTAGCATCGTCGTTGTCGTTGTCATCGCGCCTGCCCCCCATTTTCCATTGGAACATGAGAAATTATGGTTTGTCAAGTATTTGATGGGTTACTTTGATGGGTTACTTTCCGGTTTAGCCCCCTGGTGCCCGCAATGATAACAGGTGCCCTGCGGGTCACGCTGTTTGTGCTCGCAGTCGCGTTGAATCCGCCTATAAGTCTCCATGCGCGTCTCCTCCCTTCGCACGCGTGCGTATAGGCCGTTGCCGATCGGTACGTAGTGGAATGTATAAACTTTCATGCCGTTTAATCTCCTAATATTTTACGAGAGGCCCGTCCTTCGGGCCTCCCATTTAAATGCCTCAAAAGTGTGGGTCGTAGTACCGCCGCTGCGTGCCCAGGCTGACCCCTCCGCTGCCGACTTTGTTGCCCATGACCCGGTATATGCCGTCCGATCGCCGCGTCGCTTTCCAAGTCCGGCCCTGGCTTTTGGCCGCGAAAGGTTGATACCGGTATTGAGCCGAGCCGTCCTGCTGTGAACCCGAAATCACAATAGCATCGACCTCTCGAATGGTGATTTGATAGCCGGTGCGGCTAACCGCTTCCACGACGCCTGGGTAACAGTCCGTCACGCTGTAAACTGTCGCTATCGTACCGATCATCGGCTTCGTCTTCATCGCGCCTTACCTCCACTTTCGATTAAACCACGGCAAATCGCCGTTTGTCAAGTATTTGGCAGGCATGCTGGGGTTACGCTATCCTTTGTGCCTCTACAAGCAGTGCCTTCGCTATATCCACCGCTTGCTCCTTGGATAGAGAAACGACGGCAAGGTCGCCTGTCTCCTCCACAAAATGGATCCGTATAGTGTTGGACACACAGACAACCTTCGCCTTGTGTGGGTTCACAGTGATCGAGCCCGACATATTCGCCGCAGCACCTCCCTACGGCCATTAGAACACCCCGTTGTCTCTGAGTCAATAGTTTCAAATACTTGACAAGCCCATGCGGTTTGTGTTTTAATAAAAAATGGAGGAATTGGCGCGATGGCAACGAAGATAAAGGACGTGAAGGTCGGACAGACCTGGGTAGCGAAGGTCAGCGGCAAGCTGGTCCGGGTGCAGATAAAGGAGGAATTGCCGACCCGGTGGTCTTCCTCACCCAGGCCCTACGGGTCGGAGAAGCACGGCGGCTGGCGTGCCGTGAATCTGGCGACCGGCAAAGTCGTCTGGATCAAATCCCCGCAGCGGCTGCGCTATCAGCCGCCAGCGGCCCATGACCACGTGGCTGAGGCCCGGTCACGGCAAACCGGCTTTGCAGTCGAGCAGTTAGAAAAGGAAGCAAAGGCGGCCATGCCTGAGGCATTCGACTCTCCGGAGGGCGACGATGAGAACCGTTGAGGAAATAAAAGCCGAAATCGATAGTATGCGCCAGCCGGTACATGATGCCGAGGCCGAAGTCGAACGGCTTCGGTTAGTTCACCAAAAAGCTCTGGATGAAGTCGAACAAGCACGGCAGGCGGCCTTGAATCTGCTTCGTGGCATTCGCCCACGGCTTGAAGCCTTGGTGGCTGAACTGCGGAAATCGGAAGGCGTTGCCAAATTGCACCGGCTCACTCCCGGTCAAATAGTCGTGTGGCAACAGTCCAATGGTTGGAGCGGTCGAGACTCGCGTCGTGCCCGAATCGTGCGCATTAGTCTGACCAGGGTTCAAATCGAACTGGCCAATCCGTACGCGGATGAAGCCAAGCGCCGATGGGTTGACCCGAAGAACATTACGGTCGAGCTATAGCTTTGCGTAACTTTGTGAAATTGCAGCACATCTTGACAAACTGCAGTTTCGCATGGTTTAATGGTTTTAGAGGGCGCGACAAATGACACCAAACAATAGCGAGAAGATCATCGACAAAATCAAGAAGCTCCTGGCACTGGCTGCCGGTGCTGGCACGGAAGAGGAAGCCGACGCAGCATCCGGCAAGGTGCAGGAACTCCTGGCCTCCTACAATCTGAGCATGGCTGAAGTGCACGCCCAGCCGGATTCGGTCAAGGCCACCACCGATGCCGAGGAGGCCAAGCGGGTCAAGGACACATACAAACGGTCCGCGATGTACGAGTATCAGCAGCGGCTATGGAATGCCATCGCCAAAGCGAATTTCTGCTGGTACTTCCGGGCACCGGTTCTCAAGCAGAACTCCAGAGGCGTTTGGATGAAGGCGACCTACCATCACATGATTGTCGGCAAGGAGGTCAATGTTCTGGCCGTCCGCTTGATGGGCGATTATCTGGAAGAGACCATCAACCGGCTTTGCCCATACAAACCGGGCCGCGACTCCAGCCGCTCGTGGATTTCCTGGAAGGAAGGCTGTGCGGCCCGTCTCGGCAAGCGTCTGCAGGATCGCAAAGTCCAAATGGAAGAGGCGTCAGCCGCTGCTACCACCACGGCCCTGGTTCGCCTGTCGGACGTCTTCGAGAGCGAGTACGACGAAAACTTCCGGTTCATGTACGGCGAGGAGTCCTACCAGCTCATGAAGAATCCGGCCCCGGTGTCCGTGGTCGTGGCCGAGCCGGTTGAGACCGATGCCCAGCGTCGAGCCCGTGAAGACAAGGAGTTCAAATACTGGCAGAAGCACGACGCCAAGCAGAAGCGCGAGCGCGAGCGTTACTGGTCCAAACGCGATCTGAACGCGTGGCGCGAAGGTGAAGAAGTTGGTAACGATATCGGCCTTGACGCCCAGGTCAAGGACCGCAACCAAAAGGACTTGAAATGAGACTCTTCTTGATCTGCTATCGCGAAGGTGTCCGGATGTCGGTCACTCAATACTCGGACGAGGCCCGGTTAAACCGGGCCAAATCCGCCTGGGTCGGCCTATTTGAGAGCCGGACTGCCCAGGTTTTCACCGACCGGACTAACAGTTTGACCGAGGCCGATGTGGCGGCCCTGGTCGGCCAATTCGTCGAAGGCCCGTCGAACGGCCTTCTCCGAGGTAACCCCACCAAATCTTGACAAACCACAGTTTACCGTGGTTTAATGGAAAATGGAGGCAGGGAAGGCGATGAAATCGATGAGGGAAGTTTTGATCGACAAGATCCGGAAGGAAGCCGCCGACAGCAAAGTCCCGGTGGCCGACGTCTGCAAGGAACTTGGCATCGACCGCGATCCGCCGAGCACCTCCTGGTTGGAGGATTTCACCGACGACGAAATCAGCCGGATCCGGCAAGCTTACCGGCTGATCACCAAACGGCAAAAGTTCGTGGCCCGCAATGAGCGGTTGGCACGGGGGTCGAAATGACGCGAGCAGTAGCACTCAACAACATCGAAGTCTTGACGGTGAATATGAAGCTCTCCCAAGAGGACATCGCGTTGGTCGTCGGCTTCGTGACAGGCGTGAAGGTGGAAGTGGACGACGGTAGCGGCAAAGATCCGTTTGACGCACTGACCGACGACCAAGTGATAGCGGTTAATCGGCGGTTGCGGCTGGTAAATATAGCTTAGGAGGCAAGTAAAATGACGGCGCGACGAAAGCACGACGACCCGGCAGCGATTTCAGCCCGGTTGCGTAAGACATTCGCAGAAGTGAATCACAACGTCAAGGCCCGCAAGGCGGCCCTGGCCAACGGCACTGCCCTGGTGCCCAAACCCAAAGTGGATCCGGCGACCGGTCCGCTCTGCGGCTGCGGCTGCAAAGAGCGCACGCGTGGTGGCCGGTTCAAGATGGGCCATGACGCCCGCTATTTGATGCCGATCGTGAGAGCGGTGCGTGCCGGTGATCGCAAGTTGGCTGAATTGAAGGCCGAAGACCGGCCTCGCGTGAAATCCTATTTGGCCGCGTACAAGGAGATGATGAAGTAACGCGATATAAGCGGGAGGCCCTCTGACCGGGCCTCTCGCAAATTTGACAAAGGAGATCAAAACGATGAAGCAATATCACGGCTGGATCTATATCGAACAATCTGAAGGCTACTCAGATCACTTCAAGACTCACCGGAGCATTAAGGGCAACTCTGAAGTTAAAGCGTTTGGCTATGGAGCGGCTGGAGCAGCAAAGGCCGTGGACTACTTCGAGACCACGCTTAAGCTCGGGCCGGTGAAGCTGGAGAAGACCCCGCTCGGTTTGCGTGTATTCACGGATGCGGATGTGCTGGAGTATCACCCGGAGGCCGACGACCCGGAACCCAACCCGAATACTTGACAGACAGCGTTCCTCATGTTTCAATAAAGAAAGGAGACCGGAAATGGCGGCATCAGCCAAGGTGAAGATGGTGTTTTCCTCAGGGTTCAGGTTCGTTAAAGGCGGTAGAGTCACAGCGATTCTCGACCCGGACGGCAAAGTCACGCTGAAGGATGACGGCGGTAATCTCGAAATGTTCCACACATGGCGGGAATACGTCACCTCACAGAAGGATGTGCCGATCAACATTAACGATGAAGACCTGATTTTGGCGCAGTTGAGCACGACGCTCGGCGAAGTCGAAGTCATAACCGTAAACGCTGGAACGGTAGTCGAGAAGACCAGGGAACAGAAGGTCCGACCGATCAAGTCCGGCAAGCAGCCCACGGAAGCGGCTGCCCCAGCCGAGGGAACCGGCGACACAAAGGAGACCGAAGATATGGCGGCTAGTGCTGCTGTAGCGAAGCCCAAGAAACAAGCGGCGAAGAAAACCGCGCCCGCTAAGAAGACAACGACTCCCAAAAAGAAGGACCCGAAATCTGCTGAGAATGAATGCGCGTGCGGCTGCGGCGATATGGTGCCTCGCACTTTTGCTCAAGGCCACGACGCCCGTCTGAAAGGCTGGTGCCTGCAGATTTCACGCGGACAGAAGAAACTGAATGAACTGCAGCCCATCGCGCAGAAATGGTTCCGTGACAACGGCTACAAGGTCGGCAAGGGCTGACCAGGGTTCCTGGGTTGCTGCGTGTCGCGCCCAGCACGCCCAGGCGGAGAGGACCGGAGGTCAGGCCCGGTCCTCCTCTCCGATGAACGGCGGTTCTCAAGTTGAACCGCTGCTCATCCGGGAGACCAAAATGAAGCTTGTACTTATTCTTGTTTTAGCAGCGGCGACCGGCTGGGCCAATGACTGGTCGGTCACGCCATTAACGGATAGATTCACTGGCGCACCGTTTGTGGTTTTTGCTCTGCAAGCCGACGGGCCGGTTGCCCGTGGCATCTACAGCACTGTGCCGATGTTCCTCATCTATTGTGCGAATGGTAAATGGAATGAGTCTCAACTCAAATTCGGATCAGGCATGCTTCTGGCTCGCGACGTTAATCAGCACAATCAGATGACGGAAGAGCGCAACGATGACAAAATACACGTACATTTTTGGAACGTTGCCGACGACTTCTCGGTTTTCTTCGTAGATCGCAAGGCGACTAGAGATCTCATCTACAGCAAAATCACGCGGATCAAATTTGCCGATGCTCTGGGCCGTGGCTATGTCGCAGATTTCACGCCTCACGGTATGAACTTCGCTGCACTGAGGGAAGCGTGCGGGAAAGCGTTTGAGAAATGAAGATCGAAATTGATGAAGACGTCCTGGCTCTGCTGCGGAAGGCGACTTACAAATTCCTGAAACAGAACTCCAAGGACCCGGAATTCAACATCATCTTCCGCGCTCTGGAGATCGCCGACAAAATTGCTCTCACTCACGAATTGCGGGCTAAGCAAAGACCGGAGACTTCATGAGGGTAACTTTTAAAGTTAAAGAATTGATTGAAGAATTGCGGAAATTCGACCCCGAGATCGAGGTTTATATGTGGTCAACCGGATATGACGGGGAAATACCCATAACTAAGATACACAAAACTGATTACGATGGCTCTATCTGTCTTGCGCAAAATTAAGATTTCTTCGCCACCTTCTCCCGTTGTCTGGTAGCTTCTCTTAGCAATTCTCGCGCTAATTGTGTCGCCTCCACAACGTTTCCCACCTTGGCATCATCCAACCACAATCGGGCAGCGATTTTAGCCACCGCTAAATCTTCCTCATTCCACGCGGGCGGGTCCCATCTTGGCATCATTCCTCCTCAGGAAGCCTTCGTCAGTGATGGCTAGACTTTTGGCCCGGTCCAGGTACCGGTGCTCTGCGTATTTCGGAGACCAGCCCCACTCCGAGCCCTCATAGTGCGCTGAAATGACGGTAGCACGTGACAACGCTGCTGGACAGGTAAACTCTTTGAGCAGCGGCAAGTTATCCGGATGCGGCACCAGACCGGCATTGACTTCAGCTTTGACCATGCCCTTATCCCAATGGTCGAAGTCCGAAAGTTCAGCTATCGTCACCGGCTTCACGCTGTATTTGGCTAGAATGACCGCTGTGATGGCATCATCAATATCGCGGTATGGCTTCATTTCGGCCAATCGCTTGATCGGCGCTGTCTGGTCCAAGATGTAAGCTTCAGCAGCGTCATGCAGCAGGCCCAATTTTGCGAACCGGCTCGGCGTAACTAACGAGAGCCGTATGCAATGTTCAGCCACTGAATAGAACCGCCGCGTGTGACCGGCGTAGCGGCAAATGTTGGACAAAGCATGCGCAATGTCCGCGATGCAAATCTGCTCAGGTTGCGGATCCAATGGATCGAGCCGCTTGCCGGTAAAAGTCGGTACCCACGTCATTAGCCCTGGCCTCCTGTGCTACCAAATCCGTTTTCGCCGCGATCACCGGCTGGAAAGTCCTTGGCCGCGACCTCTTGCATGTCCGACGACATCAAATGATGGAGAATGAGTTGAATGAGCCGTTCGCCTCTCTTTACTGTGACGCGTTCATCAGTCGGATTGTAAATTGAGGCCCACAATTCGCCGCGATAGCCGTTGTCGATGATGGCAGTGTTGACTATCAAATTCCGCTTGAAGAATGTGCTGGATCGACCGACGATAGAAGCCCAAGCCCCGTCCGGCAAGGCCACGCGTAAATTAGTCGGCACGTTGGCCCAGCATTTCGGGTCGATAGAGACTTGCCTGCTTGCGGACAGATCAAATCCGGCATCGCCTGGATAGTGCCGAATCGGCGTAAAGTACGGCAATTCCTGGTTTACCGGCGCAAAGAGGATCGTCGGTCTAATCGCTTTCGGGTTCTGGGTCATACTTACTTTCGGGTTCTGGGTCATACTTTAATTCCTGTGAGACTAAATTGATGTAATTACTGACGATGAGATCATCCTGGTGCGGCCCGGTGAAGATCATAGTGACTGGTGCGCCAGCCATCACTTCCATTCGCGCAATATGTTCAACGGTTTTATCGTCTAATTGGTTGTGCTGGCGCACGCTACGGTTAGCGTAACTGATGTAATCGGCACCATGCAGAACTAAGTTTGTGGGCCGGTTCACCCGGATAGATCGCTTGAACAATTCCCAATCCCATTCACCGACGCGCCGTATCTTTCTGGTGACCGAGGTCAATTCGATCAACGGCATGTTAGCAGGGAATCCGGCCCGTTCATGCACGGTTTGCCAATCGATTTCCTTATACATCGGACCGGAATTGCCACCGACGCGGATCGGGTAGGACCGGTAAACTGCGTAAATTCGGTCGCATGTTCTCGGCGACAGACCGCATTCGGCCAGGAAAGTGGAGGCTGCAGTGTCCTTGGACGTGCACCACGGATAGTGCGGCACGCAGAATAGCGAGAGGCCCAGGCCCTGCGTACCTTCAACGATAATGCGTTTGCCACTGTCGTGTATTTCGTTCAACAACTCCACTGTGTCCGTAATGAACGATACCAGATCCGGCACGTCGCGAGCCAAAGTTGCATCACGCATGGCCCGCTTCGAAGCCGTCCACCCGGTGCCGGTCTGCGTGGAGCCGATGCGATCGCCCAAATTCACGCTGCGCTCCTTCGCTGCTCCGATATCGACGACGGCAGCCATCGGGTCGATCTTCAAAGAAGGTCGAATGTTGATGTCGAGACTGTCCAACTGATAAATTTCCTTCCACAGCAATTCAGGATCAACAATAGAGCCAGCGGCGATGACGTAATATAGCCGAGGGTTCCGGCTTGCCACGGCTGATGGGATTTGACGCATCACCATGGACTGTTGGCCGAAATACACGGTGTGTCCGGCATTTGGCCCTCCACATCGCACTGCTGCGCCAACGCTTGGATCGTCGCGGCAAAGTTGGACCACACATTTTCCTTTACCGCTGCTTCCATAAAAACCGTCCACTACGACCGTGACCGGCATTGATGTTTAAACCTCCCTGCTGTCAATAGCTTGGTGAATCCTTCCACGATGATTTCAGCAAGCTGTGATGCGTTTGCATTGATTCCCGGAATCATCACCAGCACGATCGCTTTCTCTTCCTTCACAATTTCAATAGTTGTGTATCCGTCCTGATGCCAGGACCTGGGAATCCGCTCTAGCGTGTTGATATAAAATGATGGCATCAACTTTCCTTTTTGTCCGGGTTCGTCATTTCGATGGTGGTGTAGGACGTGGACCAGGACGTCTCCTGCAGGATTTCATTCACATCTTCCGCTGACACGCCATGCGTCAGCATCGATTTTGTCAGTTTATCGATACCCACGCCAGAGGCCCGTCCGTCTTTCACTCGGAAAATGCGGCCATTGTAAACAAAGGCCCGACCGAATGGAATCAGAGACGATGCCAATTCATCGATGATGCCACCGCCTTCATGTTTGCCGTGATTCTTCTTTCCTTTTAATGCAGTTTCGGCTTCATCAATCGCTTCCTTAAAGGCTCGGCACCGGTCGAGCAGATCCATGATTCGCGTCTGCTCTCTGCTGTTTTTGATGACCGCGAGATTGAGCACGCCCTCCGGTGCCGGTTCCGGTACCCGCTGCTGCTTTTTCGTCTTTGTCGCCATAGATCCTCCTATTACAGCATACCAGATTGTTGTCTCGTGGTCAATACCACAGTTTTAGTCTTTGTGGCAGCATATTCCTGGCGCTTGGCTTCTAACTCTTCCGGCGTTGGTTGCTTCCATTTAGTGCTGCTCAAATTGACATAATCGCGAAACCATGCCAGCACGCTGAGTGTGGCTTCGTGAATCTCCTCATCATGTGCACCGTAGCAGATTGAGCACTCCTCTTCAGGCGGTTTCGATTTCCTGGATTTTTCCATGGGTGAAACTCTGCTTAAGCGCCACCAAATCCGCCACAGCTTGGGCCAGTTCTGATAGTCGAACGTTCTGCCTGTACTGGGGTTCTTTATGAGTAGATTCATACCACAATTCGGCTAATTTGATCACCTTGCATTCAACTACACGTAAATCGAAATAGCGGGTGGACTGATGATCGGCCTTCGATTCCGCCCGCAGTTTCTTGTATTCCGGCGAATGAATCGTGCAGTAATTGTGGCCCTGATATTCGCAGGTGGCATTACGTCTGCACGCGACGCCGTAGGTGGTGGTTGCTGAGCATGATTTGTTCATCATTTCTCTAACTTCCCCCATCGATCGCCATAAGCGTAGCTCGACTTGATTGGAGTTGCGAATCTAACGCAGTTGGCGACGATCTCTTGACATTGAACCAGACTTTCCTCGATGCTGCGCTCGTAGCCTTCGACGAGCAATTCGTCGTGAATTTGCAGCAACGGCATAATGGGCAGGCCGCTTACGATGGTATCCCAAATTTCGGCCATGGCCAATTTCATTACGGTCTGCGCCGTCGATTGAATTCGGTGTGAATAGGCATACCGGAGACCGGCTTCAACGATGCGCTTATGAACGGATTTCACCTCCGGAATCCAGCGAATGCGGCCCGCATAATCCCAAGTATAGCCGTACTGACGAGCCCGACTGTACTGCTCATTCATTGCCGGTCGGATCTCTGAATAGACGCCAAACCAGGAGTTGATGGCTTCAGCACACTTTATCAGCGGCCATGAATCGACGTAGGCTTGCCGGTCGGCCTCCGTCCAGGATTTGTCGGAAGCTACTAGAATTTGGTCGCGCAAGCCCTCTTCAGTGATGCCGAAGAGGATACCGAAACCGATACGCTTGGCCGGATACCGGTGCTTCATCTTGTCTAATTTGTCCACCGGTAAATGGAAAATGCGGCTGGCCGTCTCCGCATGAATGTCGCCATCCCGCAGGAACGTGTCAATCATCGGAAAGCAATCGGCGTCATCCGCAGCCGTGCGCATTTCGATCTGCGACAAATCGATAGTGCCCAGCTTCCGGCCCGGTGGTGCGATATAGCCGTCTCGAATTCGTTTACCGAGATCGGTACGGACCGGTTGCGCCATCAAATTCGGCTCTGATGATGAAATGCGTCCCGGCACCTGTCGCGTGACTCGCAGTGTGGTACGTACGCGGCCATCATCTTGGCTAGCGATGACCGGCAATACATCGGTATAAGACGTGCGCAACTTGTGTACTTCAGTGAATTCCTGTATCTTTGGGATGCACAGGTGCTGATGTTTGATCGATTCCAGCGCTTCGTCGTCCACTATGTACCGTCTTTTGGACGCAACTTTCTTGATGTGCATCGGCTTGAGTTTAAGTCGATCGAACAGCAGAGCCGCGATCTGGTCCGGTGAGCCTAGATTGATCCGATAATTGGTAAGCCTGCGCACATCCTCGGTCAGCCGCTCTTCCTCTTCCTTCAGGTATCGACTGAATTTGTGAAAATGGTCCTTATCAATGAGGATGCCATTAGCTTGCATCGCCGCCACCATCGGCATGACGCCCAGGTCCAGCCGCCGAATGTTGGTGGTCGAGGGTTGATCCAGGAGCCGTACACCGTTATAGCAGGTTTGTTTAATCATGCGAGTACAAACTTCCCCGGCCTCATCTGCCGGAATCGCACGGCCAGCCGCCGCAGCATCCACCAGACTCGCAAAGTGGCGTCAGAGTCACGGCAGGAATAATGCGTCACACGCCGCTTATCCCGCTCCCAGGCTAGTTCAATGCTGGGTACCGGCATCGGCCCAAACATGCTGATCGCGGGCAATTTCTCCTCGTCCGACCAGTTGCGCCAGCGGTCGAGTAGGTCCGTTTCTGGGTCCTTTGTGGCGTCTCCGAGCCCTCTCCTTAGTTTCTGAGTGAGGCTCTGAGGCCGATATAGCCGGTAGCTTCCGTCATCGTTCAGGACAAGGTATTCCTCTGGTTTCGGCCATTCCCATTGGGCCAGCGTCTCGAAATATTCGATGGCCTTCTGACGGGCAAATGGTCGGACCAGATCCTCGAATTCCTCCATCTTCATTCCGCACAGCCGCCAAGCCAGAACCTTGAGCGATTGCGGCTGGTTGCCCAGATGATAGGCCCGGACCATGGTGTCGTCAAATCGGCGTAGAAATAGGCCGATCTGCTCATAGACCGGCCCGTCAAACAGGTAATTGTGCACCAGCCATAGACCGCGCCTGCGTCTGGCCCATTTCTTATATTCTTCCAAGGCCCGTTCGTTGGCC